TTGATAGAGATAGTTGGGCAAGTATTAGTAATGGTGATGAAGTCTTTATGACTATCTCCATTATTGGTGATGCTGGATCTCAAGGTGCCCAAGGTCTTCAGGGACTACAAGGTCTCCAAGGTACTCAAGGATCTCAAGGATTCCAGGGAACACAAGGATCTCAAGGATTCCAGGGAACTCAAGGGTCACAGGGATTCCAGGGAACACAAGGATCTCAAGGATTCCAGGGAACTCAAGGGTCACAGGGATTCCAGGGAACACAAGGATCTCAAGGATTCCAGGGTCTTCAAGGAAGAACTGGACCTGTTGCTGGATCTGCATATCAAGTAATTTATAAAGATGGTTCCAATGAACCAGTAGGATCTAATACCTTACAATTTGATGGACAAAATTTATCTGTTTCTGGTGAAGTAAACGCTCTTGGTGGATTTAACCTTGGTATTCATTCTGGTGGGACAGCGATTACAACTGGTATAATTACTGCCGTAAACTTTATTGGAACTGGTAATACAGTATCTTATAATAGTTCTTCAAAAGTTGTTGATGTTTCTATTTCTGGTGGTGATAAATGGATTCTTGTAGAAGATGATTACACAGCAACTGTCGGAGACCAAATTGTTGCTGATACTATAGGGAATCCCGAATCTACTTCTAATCCCTTTACAATAACTTTACCATCAAACCCTGTTTTTGGTGATACTGTTACAATAGCTGATGGTCATGATTGGAGTCTTGCAAATCTAACAGTTACATCTTCTGATAATATAGAATCATCATCATCTGATAGAACTGAAGGTACTCAACATGCATTAGTTAAGTATGTATATCTTAATTCTAATGTTGGGTGGAATAGATATACTCAATATGAGGCTCTTCAGGGTGCTCAGGGACTTCAAGGTGTTCAGGGATTACAAGGGACTCAGGGTTTACAGGGAATACAAGGTAATCAAGGAACTCAGGGAAGACAGGGTATTCAAGGAACTCAAGGAATAGGTAATCAAGGAACTCAAGGTCTTCAGGGTTATACTGGTGATTTTGGTTCTCAAGGTGCTCAGGGACTTCAAGGTTTACAGGGTCTTCAGGGACTTCAAGGATCAAATGCTGGGCAGGGTGTTCAGGGTGTTCAGGGTATTACTGGTTATATCGCTGATGGTGGTGTTGAGAGAACAGTTACATCTGTGATTATTGGTGCTGCAGCAACTGATAGAATATCCGCTAATTATACTGTTGGATATGTTGATGTCTTCTTGAATGGATCTAAATTGGATTCAAGTGAATATACTGCAACTAATGGTTCATCTATCATCTTTACTGAGGATCCTGTTGAGAATGATATTATTGAAACAATCGCTTATGAGAGAGTAAGTCTTGGGTCAATCATTGGTATTACTACATCATCGGCATATACTTTAGTTTCTACTGATGCTGGTAAATTTGTTAATACTAGTGATGATGTAATCATACCTCAAAATGTTTTTAATGAGGGGGATATAATTTCCGTTTATAATAATTCTGGAGCTACTTTTGATGTTGTGCAAGGTTCTGGAACCACTGTTTATCTTGGTGGAGTTGGAAGTACGGGAAATAAAACACTTTCAGCAAAAGGTCTTGCAACAATTTTATGTGTTGGAACTAATAAATTTGTAATTGTTGGTGCGGGGGTAGTATAATGTCAATTCTTCAAATGTTATTTCATCGCGAAGTTGCAATTATGACAAGCGGTGGAACAGTATTAGAACCAGGGAATGGATATAAGTATCACGTATTTACCAATCAAAATAGTACAGAATACTTTCAAATAATTAAAGCTCCTCAGAATCAATTAACATTTGATTATATTATTATTGGTGGCGGTGGTGGTGGAGGAGCGACTAGAACAGAACCCAATAATCAGAGTACATATGGTTCTGGTGGTGGAGGAGCAGGAGGTGTTTTGGCAGGAATTGGTACTTTGAGTGTTGGATCCTATGCTGTTCAATGTGGTGCTGGTGGAACAGGTGGAATTGATGGTGCAACTGATGCTATTGCTTATGGTAGGGGTAATAATGGAACACCATCCTATCTTTGGAATGGGGAGACTAATAGTGGTATAGGAACCGCTATTGGTGGTGGAGGTGGTGGATATGGTACTTGGAGTGGACCTGAGTCGAGTACATATGGTCCTGGAAATCCTGGTGGATCTGGTGGAGGTGGTGCTGCTCCATCAAGAACTAAGGGGTCTGGAACTCCTGGACAGGGAAATGATGGCGGACAAGCAATTTTTTCTGGAAATGTAACTGCTGGTGGTGGCGGCGGATCTGGTGGTAATGGTAGCAGTAATACTTATGGTGGTGTGGCTAACACTTACCCAATTTATCCAGCACCAATAATTGCTCCTGCAATACCATCTACAGATAGACCTGATTGGACTCCAACTGTAACTACATCAGGATATTATGCTTCTGGCGGTAATGGTGGAAGCAGTAGTAATAATTTAACATCTTTAGGTGGTGCTGGTGGTAACAGTGCATTTCTTAGTGTTTCATATAGACATGCTCATAACTACACTGGTGCAGGTGGTGGTGGGCATCCTGGAAGATTTGGTTATGCTGGTGGTGATGGTGGACATGGGGCTCATGGTCTTGTTGTTATTCGGATTGATGTTTCATAACATGTTTTACATTTATAAAAATAAATACTTAAAACCATAGGAATATAATGGGAAAGTCTAGACAAACTGGTAAGTTATCTTCAGATGGAATGCTTTTCCCCTCAGTTACTGATGGGAAGGTGGGGATAGGCACGACTATACCTTCTGAGACTTTACATATCCAGGGAAGTGCGAGACTTACTGGAGAACTGAAAGATTACTATAATGTTTCGGGAACTGCAGGGCAGATTTTAATCTCAACTGGATCTGGAGTATCGTGGACTTCTGATGGGTCTACAATTACTGGTGTTGGAGCACCTGGTTATTGGGAAAGTAATACGGTAGGTCTTTCCACAAATTCTCATGTTAGTATTGGCGCTGGTTTAAGTGTAACTGGTATTTCTACCTTTAAAGATCGTATACAACTTGGCGATACTTTAGGTAATGGATTATATGTTGGTAATGATAATGATCTTATAATATACGAAACTTCTGGTGATGTTGGGATTAACTACCAGACAAGTGGTGGAACATTGTTTATCCGTGGTGATAATGTTAAGATCGATACGGCTGGATCAAAAAGAATTCTCACACACTCTGCTGGTGCAGTAGATCTTTATTATGCTGATAGTAAAAAACTTGAAACTGCTAATACTGGTGTAAGAATTACTGGTGGACTTCTGGACAAAGATGGTGATATTGGATCATCTGGACAAGTATTAAGTTCTACTGGAACTGAGATTAATTGGGTTGATGCGGCAGTTGCTTCTCAAGGACTTCAAGGGGTTCAAGGTGTTAAGGGGCGTGGAGGTGGAGTAGTATATCGATATAGTAATACAACAACTAAGTCTAATCCTGGAGCGGGTTATTTTAGATGGGATGATACATCCGCAGCATCAGTAACAGAAATATACATTCATCATAATGATTTACAAAACATATCTCAAACTTCGTGGATTGGTAATTGGTCTTCTATAGGGGGAGCAAATCCTATAGGATATTTACATATACAATTATTTAATTATACTTGGACTTTTGAAGTTACTGATATAGTCGATGAATCGGTTAACCAAGGTACTGATACATATTACACACTTACTGTTAGTCTTTCATCTGGTAGTATCACCACAATTGGTAATAACAATCATTGTTCTATTTTCTTTGTTCCTACTGGATTGCAAGGTGTTCAAGGTGGATTATCTGCTCAAGGACTTCAAGGACTTCAAGGTATTAAGGGAGATACTGGCAACTTTGGTGGTGCTACATTTTATTATACCTTTGAAGCAAATACCACAGATGCGAATCCAGGTTCAGGAGATATTAGATTAGATAATTCAACTCAGAATGCTGCAACGGGTATCTATATTTGTGACATAGATGAGAACGGTAATGATATATCATCTTATCTACAAACTATTGATGACTCTACAAGTACTATCAAGGGTCATGTCAAGATTTCAAACAAAACAGATCCAAGTCAATTTATATTATTTACAATTTCAAGTCTTACAGACAACAGTGGATATTTTGATATTACGGTAAGTCCTGTAGATTCATCGGCAACTAATCCATTTAGTGCTGATGAAGACATTATAATAACCTTTGCTAGAACTGGTGATAAAGGAGAAACGGGTCCTCAAGGAAATCAGGGAACTCAGGGTGTTCAAGGATTCCAAGGAACTCAGGGTGTTGGATCTCAGGGAACTCAGGGTGTTAAGGGTGAAGACTCTAACGTACCTGGTCCTCAAGGTGCTCAAGGTCTTCAAGGTCTTCAAGGTCGTGATGGATCTAATGCTGGACAAGGTACTCAAGGTTCTCAAGGATTCCAAGGTCTTCAGGGGCAAAGAGGTCAAACAGGTGCTGGTACTCCTGGTTCCGATGGTGCTCAAGGTACTCAAGGACTTGTTGGATCACAACCTATTGCAAAACAGTATGTTGTTACTGTATCTGGTAGTGTTTTTGTTCTAGATGGTGATTCTCAACCATCTTTATCTTTATTCAGGGGTCAAAAGTATACCTTTGATCAATCTGATTCTAGTAATGTTAGTCATGAATTAGAATTAGAACTTCTAAATGGATCTGGATACACTAGTGGATGGACTGATAATGGTGGTACATTAGGAACAGATTTGGTACATACTTTTGTAGTTCCCTACGATGCACCAGACCAACTTAATTATAGTTGTGTTACTCATGGAACTTCTATGGGTAATACCATTAACATCTATGATCTTACTGCCTCTGACTTACAAGGTCTCCAAGGTATAATTGGTTCTGGTGCTCAAGGCACTCAAGGATCTCAAGGATTCCAAGGAACTCAGGGTGTTGGATCTCAGGGAACTCAGGGTGTTAAGGGTGAAGACTCTAACGTACCTGGTCCTCAAGGTGCTCAAGGTATTCAAGCTACTCAAGGTCTTCAGGGTCTTCAGGGAGTTGGATTACAAGGTTTACAGGGACCAGCTGGTGCTGGTAGTGCTATTACAGTTCAGGATGAGGGTTCTGCTTTAACAACAGCAGCATCCGTATTAAACTTTGTTGGTAGTGGTGTAGTTGCATCAGGAACTGGTTCAACAAAAACAATTACAATTTCTGGAGGTGGAGGTGGTGGTAGTACTACAAGAACAGTTACTACTCAAACTGTTAGTAGTGCAACCGATACATATTCAGTTACTTATGATGTTGGATATCTTGATGTATACCTTAATGGTGTCAGATTAGAAACTGGTGAATTTACGGCAACAAATGGGACAAGTGTTGTATTGGATAATGATACTCACGTTGGAGATGTGATTGAATTTGTTGCATATAGTTCTGTATCTCTTACTAGTGTTGAGGTTAGTGATGATACGACTCCAGAATTAGGTGGTCATCTTGATTTAAATGGATATAATATTACTGGTATTGGCAGTATAAGTATTACTGGTGATATATCTGCTAATAATGTTCAGATGGCAACTCAAAATGATGCAATTGCATTTGCAATCGCATTAGGATGATAAATACTGATATAAAACTGAAAGGATACAATGGCAAAGAAGTTAATCTATAATTACACCTTTGATGCTTCTGCACAAACTGTAGTTATAAAGGGGTTATATAAACTTAGAACACTTCAACTGATCACAAATGTAACCGATCAGACAATTATTTACAATTTTGCCGATACAAATAAAGGGGGCACTACATCATATAATAGTGATAATGATGAGACGACTATCACTTTAGAATATGACACTACCACGATGAGTGATAGTGATGAGCTTCAAATATTTGTTGATGAACAAGAGAATAAAATTGAAGCAGGAGAATCACTATTAGATCCTGTTCATAAATTTAGAGTATCAAATCCAGAGAATTTAATTGATACTGACTTTGAATATGGATTACAACCAACAAAGTGGGAAACATTAGAACTTGTTAATAATATTCCATCAACATACACAAGAGCTCCTGGTATCTCTATTGGTGGAATTAGTCAGGTTAATATCACAAATAATAGTGATGAGGTTACTGTTGTTTGTACGATTAACCATGACTTAGCAGTTGGTGATCCAATTGAAGTTCAAGGAACCAATGTAAGAACAGTAAACGGAAAGTATATTATTACTGCAGTTCCATCTGATACTACATTTGTTTATAGAGCAGGTTCTATACAATCTACAACTGCAAATACAAAGACGGTATATACAACGATTATTCCTGGTTCATTTTTCACTGGATCAAATATTGAATATGAGAAAAGTAGAGGAATTGAGACAGATAATGCAGATCCATCAACATTAACAATCGAAACAGAATTTAATCATGGATTAACAACATCAACCAGTTTGTATATTACAAATACTGTAGGCAAAAGATCTATTGGTATTGCAAGTACAGCATCAAATGCTCCTGATGGAAGTCCTTTTGTGAATATAACTGATGATAGTTTTTATGCTGCTAATCACGGATTATATACAAATCAAACCGTATTTTTATCAGCAGATACTGGTGGAACAATGCCAACGGCAGCTACTGGAGCAGGTGGAGAACCTGAAACAAGTAGTGCTGCAATAAACACAATATTTGATGCCGTTACGACTGCTGCAGATGCAATTGTATCAACACATGGAGCAAATCACTCCAGAATTTATCATAATGCTAATATCTCAACTTCTGCATTTTATACTACTAATGGAGTAGGCATAACTCCAAGAGAAGGTGCTAGTGGTGGTGCAAATGATATACAGTATCAGGATTTTTCATATGGACAATATTCTGGCTCTTCGAATAGAGCTAACCCTCTATATTTCTATAACTCTTCTCTTGCTTTTAGAGCAGAATATCGTTGGTATGATTATGGAGAAATTGCATCCGTTTTATTTACAGGAAATCCAGTAGATGTTGGACAGTATTTTACAAGATATACTGATAATACTGGATCTGCTCCAGCAACACTAGCAAATCTAGGATATTATTATCAATCAACTGCACATAATTATCTGGGATTTACGGATCATATTATAACTGTACGATCATTTCCAGATCCAAGCACAGTTGAGTCAAGTATTGCCAGACAACGATACTTTGATTATACTTATTATAGCAAAGGAAGTAATACTTCTAGCGGATATAGTAATTATTATGTACAAAATACCAGACAAAATGCTGGTGATGGATGGTATTATACTTACCTTTGCCAGTATTATCGTGGTGATACTGCTCGTTCTGGTGCCGTAAAATTTAATATTTTCTTAGAAAATGATAATTGGAGTGCTCAGTATGGAGGAAATACTTTTTGGTCTCAATACCGTAGAAATATTGAGTGGGCATTTCATGGTACATTTTCAAATAGTACGCAAAATATAAGAGGACAATTTTACCTCATTGAAGTTTTATTTGCTCTTGATGAAGATACTGCCACTAATTACTATGATAGTGCTACTTTTGCATCAAGAATAAGTGATATTGTTGATCAAATCAAAACTGATACTTCAGTTGTTGGATTAAGTGGTGTTGGTATCAATACACTTACGGCAGAAGTAGTCGATGTAAATCGATTTAAATTAAAAGATAGTAATGGAAATGTTCTGGATTTTACTGATACGGGTGCAGCACCTTTATTAGTAGAAACTGCACAAACGACTGGTGTTGTTGATGATTACTATGATATAACTGGAATAACTAGTACAACAGTAAGTATTGGTGTTAGCAATAGAATTGTATCAAGAGAACTTACATTTGGTAACACAGGTATCACATCTGATGCTAATTCAGATTCATATTATATCAATATACCAACTGGTCATGGATTAAATAATCTTCAAAAATTAGTTTTTGATGAGGTCAGTGGTGCCAGTATTCCTGGATTAACATCAGGAACAACATATTATGCGATTGTTCCCAACAATGAATATGTTCAGTTAGGTTTTTCTACTAGTGATGCACAAACTGGTATTAATTCAATTACTGATCTTCAGGCATCTTCTGGTTCATATAAACTTACAATTCCTGGAATTGCTGGAAGAGTTGCAGCAGCAGGAACGGTTACTACAACAGAAACAGGAACAACAGTAACAGGAACAAATACGAAATTCCAATCAACATATTCTATCGGAGATCCATTTATTGTTGCTGGACTATCAACTTTCTCAGATTATGCTCAAGGAGAAGTTGCATCTATTGTAAGTGATACGAGTTTAGTTCTTCGTAATTCGATTGGTATTGCAAAAACTGGTGTAGAGCATTATGTTGATACAAAGATCAATGTAAGGGCAGATGGAACCTTTATTCATAGACCTTTTGATGGTGGTGTGGATATTACTGCTGGAACATCACCAAATTCAAAAATTATCAGACAAACAAGAAAATATTTCCGTTATCAATCTGGTAAAGGTATTCAGTGTTCAATGGCTATTAACTTCAATCCATATCAACCAGCAAGATTAGTTGAAGGATCTGGAACCACTGTTACCGTGACGACAGAATATCCACATAATTTAACTGCTGGTGATACAATTAAGTTTAGGGGTGCGAGTGATTCAAATTATAATGGAACTAATTTTACTGTAGCAAATCCAACAACATTTACTTTCCAATATACTGCGGGTGGAACAGTATCAGAAGCAAATCCAACAGGATTTATGGAATGGACTATTAACTCATATAGTGGTGCTTCTGTTCGTGCTGGATTATTTGATGATCAAAATGGTTTCTTCTATGAATATGATGGATCAAATTTATATTGTGTAAGAAGATCCTCTGTTCAACAGTTATCTGGAACATCAAATGTTACTTATCTGAGTAATAAAATTCTTGGTACAAATACAAGATTCCAAGATCAATTATCTGTAAATGATATGATTGTGGTTAGAGGTCAATCATATAAAGTTACCGCAATTCATGGTCAGGATGAGATTGATATACAACCAAAATATAGAGGATCATCAAATTCTGGTGTTGTGATTACACTTACTCAGGATGTAAGAACTGCACAGACATCCTGGAATATTGATAAGGCAGATGGGTCAGGACCATCTGGATATAATTTAGATATCAATTCAATCCAAATGGCTTATATGGATTATTCCTGGTACGGTGCAGGTAAGATTCGTTTTGGTTTCAAAGATACCTACGGTCATGTTAAGTATATGCACGAATTTATTCATAATAATAGATTGAATGAAGCATATATGAGAACGGGTAATGTCCCTGCTAGATATGAGGTTGCAAATACAACAGATACTCCAACATTTGTTCCTTCATTATTCCACTGGGGAACATCAGTTATTATGGATGGTGGATTTGATAATGATGATAGTTATCTATTTACTGCATCGGGCAATTCATTATCATTCACAAATGGAGATAGTGATACTGTAACTACAACCGCAGATGGTGCAATTAGTAGACAAAAAATTTATGGAAATTATTCAAACTGGTATTTAAGATTAACATTTTCTGCTGCTGATGCAGATAAGTTTACAAATGGTATTCCATTGTATACTGTTGATGATGAATTGAATGGCCAAGCAGTTGACTTCACTCAATATTCGGGAAATAGTTTCTATGTCTATATCTATCTTTCTACTGGATGGAATCAACCTGGAGTTTATCCACTTGTTTCTTCAGGAACTGCAGTCAGTATTGGTGCTCCGTCTAGTGGTGGTTCTAATAGTGATGTTGATCTTAATTCATTAATTCCTTTGATTAGTATTCGTCTTGCACCGTCAGCAGATAATAATTTGATTGGAGAACTTGGTGAAAGAGATATTATTAATCGAATGCAATTAAAATTACAAGAGATGGGTGTTTCCGTATCACATGACTCAAGAATTACTGTCGTATTGAATGGATCATTAAGTAATTTAAATCACTTAAATGTTGGTTCTCCATCACTTTCACAATATACTGCTCATGATTCTGGAGATACCATTCAAGGAGGAACAACAATTTACCAGTTCCGTGCATCTGGCGGACCTATTGGTATTGGAACTCAAGGTCAAGAAATTAGATCTGTTGCATCTGAAACATTTGATTTAAGTAGATTGACTGATCTTGGAAACTCTATTCTTGGTGGTGATGGTGTATTTCCAAACGGTCCAGATGTAATTACAATTTGTGCATCATCTCTTGATACTGCAAGTATCAATAAAGATTCACCTTATCAAATATCATCTAGAATTTCTTGGTCAGAATCTCAAGCATAATAGGGAGGAACTAACTAAATGGGAAGAACTAGAGAAACTGCAAATTTAGTTTCCGAAGGATTAATAACAAGAGCTGTTGATACGGATAGAATTGGTATCAACAGTTCTGTTCCTACTAGTTTACTTGATGTTCGTGGAACGATAACAGGAACTGATTATTCTGGTGATGGTTCTGCATTGAGTGGAATTGTAACATCAATTGTTGCTGGAACTAATATTACTTTAACTGGTGGTCCTACAGGAATAGTTACTATTAATAGTTCTGGTGGTGGTGGAGGAGGATCAAATCCATGGACTAGAAAGACTACAACTTATACAGCTTCTGCTGGTGATCAACTTATTGCCGACACCTCTGGTGGTAGTTTTACTATAACATTACCAGCATCTCCAAGTGAAGGTGATTCTGTTAAAATTGGTGACGGTGGAGATTGGGACACTAATAATTTAACAGTGGCACGTAATGGTAGTAATATTGAAGGTTCCGCTGATAATTTTATTTTAGATTTGAAGGGTGTCATTGTAGAATTTGTATATGAAGATGCAACAGATGGATGGCAAGTTTATTCATATACTGGTCTTGGTGGTGGAATAACAATACAAGAAGAAGGATCTAATGTTGGTGCTGCAGTAACAACTTTAAATTTTTATGGTTCTTCAGTAACAGCAGCAGTAAATAGTGGTATCGCTTCAGTTACAATTTCTGGTTCTGGTGGTGGTGGATCGGCAGATCTACTGGAATCTATGTTATTTACCTAAATAAAATTAAAACGAAAATATAATGGCCCTAGCAAAAACTGGTTTAGGATTTCCCGTTTCCGTTTCAGCAAATAGTACTGGAACAGTTGTCCAAGTTCAGAATTCTCAAAAAATATACGTCCGAGGATTACTGATACATAATCTAGACACTGGTGCTAACACAACTTTTCACGTCTATGTGGTGGCTAATGGTGGATCTCCAGCAACATCAAACAAAATAATTAAAGGTGCAATGAGTGCTTCAGATACGGCATTTATTGAGTTCGCATATCCAATCACATTGACAACAAATGGTGATACGATTCGGGTTGAAAATGACAGTACAACAAATGCAATAACTGTTTTACCTTTGGGTGATAAGGAGTCCTCATAATATGCCAATAAAAAGTTATAATTCTGGTAGAAGAACTGTAGCAAAGACGGACACTTCTAGTAAAATAGTAACAGGTCAGTCTGAATTGTCATACCATGCTGCCGAGAATTTATCCGTAAAAATACAAGACGCATATATTACATTTAAGTATTATAGGTGGGGTGATTACATGGGAACTACTAATTTTTATTGGCACGATATTTCTGCTGGTACTCTTACTCAATTGCCTGTATCATCAAATAATGGTACAACTTATACCAGTGGTATGGGAAGTGAACAACACTCCGCTGATGGTCAGCCATGGCTTACTGGTACTATTAACATGTCATCTTACGAATCTAGTGGTTGGGGAAGATTTCTTGTACGTCAACAGGCTTCTAGTGATGCTTCAAATTGGTTTCTTGGTGATTTCCAAATGGATCATATAGAAATTCATGCTGCTAATGGAGTTATTAATAATTTAGATCCAGACTTGTATAGACAAAACAGTGCTCAATATTGGCAAAGATCTACAACTTATAGTACTGCTTGGACTACCTCTCACTCATGGACTGATGTTGCATACCAAGAAAATACTGATAGCATGTGGTGTTATGATGCTGGTGGAACAGGTAGCACCAATACTGGAGCTACTGCTAATTCTGATGGATCTGCTACTGAATATTATCTTTATTGTGAAGTTTCTGGTGCTGCTAGCAGATATTCTTATCTCCAAACAAAATATCAATATGACATGTTTACTGGTCAATCACAGTAATATGTGAAAGTATTATATGATATAATTATTTGAACAGGAAAATATAATAAATGGCATATCAGAGTATTTGGTATATGACTAATCTGCCAGAAAAGGTTGTTGAAGTCATATGTGAAGATTTGAATAATAATTTTGGGAATCAAATGAATGATTCTCTTTTATCTGGTGATTCTTTAAATAAAGATAAGAGAGCATCAAAAAATTCTTGGATTCCAACAACGCATTGGGTTGGAGGATTTGTTTGGCATTATATTCAAAGAGCAAATAGGGAAAATTTTCTCTATGATATCCGTAATATTGATGCAGAGAATATGCAATTTACTCAATATGATGTTGGTGAATTTTACACTTGGCATAATGATGCTGGAATATCATGCCATTACAAACCAATTTCTGTAGGAAATTATTCTGATGGTAGAGCACAAGATTTTGTAAATGAAAATCTAGAATTGGTTAGAAAACTTTCGTTTGTTGTTCAACTTTCAAATCCAGAAGATTATGAGGGTGGAAATTTACAATTACTTGCTGAAGATGGAAAAAGTTATTTTGCTCCAAGGCAGAGGGGAACTATAGTAATTTTTGATTCTAGAACTCAGCATAGAGTTTTGAAAGTTACTAAAGGACAAAGAAAATCATTAGTTGGTTGGGTTGTTGGACCTAGGTGGAAGTAAATTATGACTATTAGTAAAACAAATAATAGTGTTTTTGATGAACAAGGATACTTAGTTGTTAAGGATTTATGGAATCCTGAAGAGTTGTACAGGAATGTTCCATCTAAAACTGGGCAAATACATTACTGGGGTAAAAAATTAAACGAGTTTACATATGCTGGTGAAGATATGCAAGTAAATGGAGCTACTTGCTGTTATAATCACCCACAATATAGAAATATACACAACCAGATTAGATTGAAAATAGAAAAAATAATTGGTAAAAAACTTTATAATACTTATTATTTTGATAGATTTTATTTTTCAAATCAAAAATTAGAAAAACATATTGATAGATCATCATGTGAAATATCAGTATCAATACATGTATCTTCTAATTCAAAGAAACCTTGGCCAATATTTGTAAAAACACCAAATGGTGATGATGTTTCTGTGAATCTTTCTGCTGGAGATGCAATTCTATATAAGGGTTGTGAAATACTTCATTGGAGAGAAGAATTTGACAAGAAAAATTTTTCAATAACAAAAAATATTTTTAAAAAATATTATCATCAAATATTTTTTCATTATGTGTTGTCTGATGGACATAATGTACATTATGCTTTTGATAGTGCAGATAAATAGATCATATTAACCCTACAATATTATGCCCGATATAAGATTAACAGAGTTTTTAACTGGTACTAATTTTTCTGGAGCACAAGGTGTTCAGGGTCTTGCTAACCAAGGCACTCAAGGAACCATTGGTCTTCAAGGACTTCAAGGACTTCAGGGTCTCTTTGGTGCTGTTGGTGGTCAAGGTTCTCAAGGCACTCAAGGTGTTCAAGGTCTTGCTGGTGCTGGTGGTATTCAAGGAAACCAAGGTACTCAAGGTTTGCAGGGTCTTTCTGGTGAATATGCTGCTGTCGGTGCCCAGGGTGTTCAAGGTATTGCTGGTACTTCTGATGGTGGAGGTAGTGGCAGTGGTGGCAGTGGTGGTGTTATGATATCAATGATTTTTGGATGATATATAAATATTTGAACGCATGAAAAAGATTTTATATGGCTGATCCAAATATTGCGAGTGCTTCGTCAATTCATGGAGGTTATGTTGCGGCATCTACAACAACAACGTTAACATCTCTCCTGTCTGTTACCGCTGATTCTAATAAGGTATATAAAATAGATACTATATACGCTTCATGTTCAAGTAGTAGTACTCTAGGTGGAGTAGATATTTGTATTAGTGATGGTGTTAATGATCGTTATATTGCAAAAAACGTACAAGTACCACCTGAAAGTACGCAAATTATTTTAAACAGGTCTAGATACTTCTATCTTCAAGAAGGAGAGAGTATAAAAGTTAGTGGTTATAACACTCATGTTATTGTCGTTTATGATGATATTTACACCGCACCTGGTGTTATTACTGATGGTTTAATATTTCATGTCGATGCTGCTGATAGTGCTTCATACAGTGGAAGTGGCACTACTTGGACTGATATAAGTGGACAAGGCAACGATATGACATTAAATGGATCGCCTACACATACGAGTGGATCTGGTGGTTATTTCCAATTTGATGGAACTAGTAGTGAATATGCAAATGTATCTCTTTCAGATTTCAACAGTGGTCATAATCCCATCTCAATCGAAGCGTGGGTGAATATTGATGATACTGATTCAGCTTATAGACATATTTTTGGGGCGCGTGATACTGGAAGTAATAACTTTGGTTTTTATATGTTATTGCTTCTTGGTTCTAATGTATATAAAATGGAAGCTAGATTAGAAACAACAACTACTACTGATATTGTTTATAATCTTGGTTCGCACTGGAATTCTTGGCGTCAAATAGTGTTCACGTGGGATGCTGATGGTGATAATGCAATTAGACTTTATATAAATGGATCGCTTATATCGACTGGTTCGACAAATACTAATTCATTTGGAACTGCAGCTGATTTTACGGTTGCTAAAACTAGTGGTGATGCCTTTCCTACTCAAATGAAGGGATCTAAATTTTTAGTATATACTAAAGCATTGTCTGCTAACGAAGTTCTAAATAATTATAATTACTATAAAGATGAATTTGGACTGTGATAATTATACATAGTAAGTAGTGGGTTATTAGTTTTAAATGAAGATAGGAGTAAATCAGTAAATGGCAAATCCAAGTTTAACAAAATCTGGACTCGTTATATTGGGTAAGCATGTTTCAGGATCTGTTACTACATCATTATCATCTATTTTGACGAATAGTGCATCCTCAGATAAAGTATTTAAAATAAATTCAATTTACGCTGCAAATATTTCTACTGGAACGGATGCATGGATATCTGTTTCTATAAACGATGGATCAAATGATCGTTATCTTGCATATAGAATATATGTTCCTACTTCATCTACACAAATTATTTTAGATAAAGATTCATATTTATATCTTTTAGAGGGGCATTCTATAAAAGTACAAGCAAGTAGTAGCTCAATTCTTGAAGTAACTATCGGATACGAGGAAATCTACTAATGTCTATTAATAGTAGCAGTTTATTGACTGGAACGGTAAGGAAAGCCGCAATTCCTAGTGGTATGGTAAGTCAAAATGAATATCTTCGGAAAAAGGTTAGTGCAGATCTAGCATCTTCATCTCTTTCCGCAGTTACTGTGAATAGATATTTCAATCCAGTTGTTACTGGTCGAACAGCTTGGTATGATGTTCACGTTAGCCCCGATGGAACTAAAATGTTCTTGGCTACTAGTTCAGATTACATTAGACAATATTCATTATCAACACCTTTCGATCCAAGTTCAGCATCATATGTTCGTGAATGGTCTCATGTACAATATGAAGGTAATTCATATGGGTTTGATATTTCACCTGATGGTCAATATTTGATTCTGTGTGGACATGATAAAGATGGTATAATTTTATTTAATATGTCAACTCCGTGGGATTTATCAACAATATCTTACGGTGCCATTCCATATAAAAAATATGATAATTTAGCAACTGCAACTGGAGTATCAGATGCTTCTACATACTCATTTGAATTTAATAATGATGGAACTAAAGTTTATTTTGTTGCCCCGAATGATAGAGTAGCTCAACGTACTTTGTCTACTGCATACGATATAAGTACAGCAGGGGGTGTAACTTATTACACTATGTCAACAAGTCCACTGAATAGAACTGCTAGATCTATAAGATGGAAACCTGACGGCACAAAGTTTTGGATTTTGTGTGATGGATATAATGATTTATTTGAATTCTCAGTTTCAACTGCATGGGATGTGTCATCAACTGTTACTGAGGGTAATAGTGTTGATCTTGGGACTTGGGAGACAGGTCCATATGATTTTCAGTTTTATAATAGTGGATCTAATCTATTAGTTCTTGGAATGACGGGAGATGTATTTGATAGATTTAGTTTAAGTACTGCTTATGATATTAGTAGTACTTTAACTCATCTTGGAACAACAAGTGCAGTTGATTCAAATCCAACTGGATTTGATTTCAATTCTGATGGTACAGTAATTGCCTGGTGTGGTTATGGAATGGATGGAATTTATATTGGTGAATTATCAACACCTTATGATATTACTAGTATGGGCTCTAATTATGCTAAGTATGATCTGAATCATTACAGACAAAGTGCTGGGAATAATTCTTACTATGCTTATACCATAGCGTGTGTTAGATGGCAATCTGATGATATTTTATGGGTTGGTGACCTTTATACAACTGGTGACTATGATAGAATTTTTAGAATGAAATATGCTGGAAAAGAATCTACACATGTTGGTAATGAAAGATATGGATTAATAGCAGCATCTTTGTTTACAAATAATCAGAGTGCTGATACTCCACTTGGTTGCCGTTATAGTTACGATGGAACAAAGTTGTGGGCTATTGATAATAATATTGCATATCAGTATACGGTTGATCCTCCGTGGTATGGACTAAGAACAATAGAAGGTGATACTACTTATAATTATGATGGTTCAAGCATTGCATTAGATGATAATGCTAATGTTGAAGGCAGTACAAATGGTATTGCATGGTCTGAAGATGGACGATACTTATTTACGGCTGGACATAGCACTGATGAAATACAACAATATAAGACTAGTGTCCCCTGGAGATTAACTGGAGTTAGTTTAACATTTATGCAATCTTTTAAGGTAACGCAACAAGAAACTACTCTCAGAGGAATTCACGTTCGTGGGAGAAATATATATTTCATAGGATCTAGTTCAAATAAAGTTTATTGGTGCCCAATTCCATATTAATGTGCTAGAATAGAGTTTATAACTCCAAAATAAATATCAACAGTTGATTTAATAATATGAGTGAAGAAAATTTTGTAAAGATTGCCTTAGAAAATGGTGGATCTATACACCCACTGATTATTCCTTCAGAAGATCTTAAAGGACCAGCACTAACTAACCCATCAATTTATAATGATAATGGAAAAATCATTGTAAATCTTAGAAATATTAATTATACATTGTATCATTCTGAATTGAATAAGTATGAACATCATTGGGGACCATTAGTTTATATTCATCCAGAAAACGATTTACGTCTTCGCACTAAAAATATTATGTGTGAAATGACAGATGATATGTCTATTAAATATTATCATCATATTGATACTTCAGATTTTCCTGATAAAGAATTATGGGAATTTGTTGGATTGGAAGATGCTCGGATTATGAGGTGGGATGGTAAACTTTATATTTGTGGTGTAAGAAGAGATACCACTTATAATGGTCAAGGACGCATGGAGTTGTCTGAGATTGAGTTTACTGAAAATGGTGTTAAAGAATTAAAACAATATAGAATTCCAGTTCCTGGTGACGATCAGGGTGACAAGACTTCTTATTGTGAAAAAAACTGGATGCCTGTCCTAGACATGCCGTTTCATTTTATTAAGTGGACTAATGGAACGGAAGTAGTTAAGTATAATATGGAAACAAATAAAACTGAAAGAGTTGCTCTCTCAGAATGGCAGGATTTGGGATGTATTGATTTGCGTGGTGGATCGCAAGTTTTAAAATTGGATGATCAAAGACGTTTCTGTTTGAATCATGAGACATTCCTATATCAAAGTCCTGCAGGAAGAAAGGATGGAACATACAGGCATAGATTTGTTGTATGGGATAAAGACTGGAAGATTACTAAAGTATCAAAAAGATTTTCTTTCTTAGGTGGTTCTATTGAATTTGCAGTTGGAATGTGTGAGTACGGTGATGATTACTTGATGACATTTGGATTCCAGGATAATGCTGCATATTTGTTGAGAGTTCCCAAGCAAGTCGTTAAAAATTACATTTTTGAATAATGAAAATCGCTATATGTATTTCTGGTGCTGTCAGGTATCCAGAATTTGCTGTTCGTAGTATTGAGAATATAACTAAAAATTATGAAGATCTAAAACTTTTTATTCATACTTGGAAGATATATGATCGTGAAGATTTTACGACAACGATACAGGGTTTAGAGTTAAAGGAAAAACAAAACATTGTAGAAACTGATCTTGGTATTATTGATCAAAATCAATACAAGTATGAGACTTTACTCATTGAAGATTATGAAAGTAAAAAACATCATTTTCAAAAAATATATGATTGTTTAGATACCAATCCCTTTATACCAGATACATGTATTAAACCAAGGCATGATATTGGTTACATAAGTATGTTGTACTCTATTTGGAAAAGTAATCAATTAAAAAAAGATTATGAGAATGAAAACAATATTGTTTTTGATAGAGTTATACGGATGAGATTTGATAGTGATTTTGAAGGTAAAGAATTGGATTTGAAAAAGTTACCAGATTGTATTAATATTCCAAAAGGTGAAGATTGGTGTGGTGGAGTTAATGATCAATTTGCATTAGGTACATCACAATTGATGGACATATATTCTGATTTATATAATAATCTCACTAATATGGGTACCATTGATTATCATCCAGAATCTATTCTTCGTGATTATTTGAACAGTATGCAAATAGAACTTAATAGATTTCCTTTCAATGTTATTATCAATAACAAAAAAGATTTTAGGAGATACTGGTATGGTGAACATTATTCCGCAGAAACTCACGTTTACTAATGAAAATTTTATACGTCTATAACTTTGCATACCCAGAATATCAGGCAGATACTGTTTATCATGGATTAATTGATAGTGGATTTGATGTATATGAGACTCATTATCCTTCTTATATGATTAAAAATAGTTCTGATCTATCTAAATTATATGGAAAAGGATTTACTATGTTTGGAAAACTTGATTATGTTCCAAACGTAGAATCTCCAGAAATAATAGTTGAAAAAATACGTTCTAAGTTTTATGATATTATTATATACGGATGTGTATACACACATGAGTCATTTCCAAATAGGAGATGTTTAGATTATCTTGATATTGTTAGAAAATACTATTCTAAAGATAAAGTTCATTTTATTGATGGATCAGATAATTCTTGGAATTATTCTCACGCTTTTGGAATATTTCCTTATGGAATAATATGGAAGAGTCAATTAGAAAATATAGGAGCAGGAAATCCCATAAGTTTTGGTATACCTGAGTCACAACTAATTAAACATACTCCTAAAAAAGAAAAAGTATTTGCTGACATAATTCCTGGAAAAAAAGAAACGTATGTTTATACTACTGAAGAATCATATTATAGGGATTATGCAATATCTTATTATGGAATAACTTGGAAAAAAAGTCAATGGAATTGTATGAGGCATCTTGAAATACTTGCCAATAAGTGTGTACCATATTTTCCAGATATTGATGAATGTCCTGCATTTGTGATGTTAGATTATCCTAAAGAGATATTCAGAGAGGTTAATAAATATGCTAGAAAAGGAGAAATTCATCCAGAATATAATTCTTTAAATGAATATCTTTTTTCCCATCTAAAAAACAATTTAACAACAAAACAAATTGTGAAAAAAATTATAAATTATTAACTAAATGAACATATTAATAACTCCAGGAAATACTGCAACACATTACTTATTACGATGGTTGGGAAAAGGACCAACATTAGATGGATCAACTTATAGCGTTCATAGTAGATTTAAAAAAGAAGGATTGCCTATAGAATATTCTAATAATTATATAAAATATAAGAATGGACATAAAATTCATTATTTAATGTGTAATCCTTATGACTATATTTTAGCTTCCTTCCGCAGAGGATTTCCTAGTGAAACATGGGTTCATTGGAGAGAATGGTGTTGTGGCGATCCAACTTATTTTAAGGTTGGTAATACAATAACCCTTAAAGAATACTTACTAAATCCTTATGATGCGGTTCAATATAAATCTCACTTAACGGGTTATGTTGAAAATCCCAATAGTGAATATGAATTTTTATTCACCAAGTATGAGTCTTTGGGTGATATTAAAGTTCAAGAAGAGATTAGAAATTATTGGGGAGTCCCTAAAAACCATCCTAAACTTAATTTTAAGGAAAGAAAAACAAGTTGGGAAAAAGAAACAGAAGAAATAAAACAATTGTTGGAACAAAAATTGGGAGAGGAATATAAATGGTTTACTAATCTTCCTGACTATTTTAAACTAAAACCTGGAGAAGTATTATGAAATGGAAAAAAGATCTTGTTTGTGATATCAGAACTTTTACTGAATATGATGATTTAGATTATGAGCAAAATGATTTTTTTAAAAATTATGTAAGATCTGATAATTGTAAAGAAGTAACTGAATGTAATAGATCAAATCTTTTAGAACAATTTTTAAAAGTAAAAGATCATGCTAAAGCAATTCTTGAGATTGGTATTGCTAGAAATGATGAAGAATCATTTGTTCATGTATTAACTTCAAATAAAAGACATGAGACTATATACGTTGGTCTTGATCTTGAAGATAGGTCTTTTATAAGGGATCCAGATAATAACATTCATACCATTCAGAACAATAGTTCATATATTGATGAAAATGTTGGTATGTTTGACCAGTTTTGGGGAATTAAAAAATTTGATTTCATTTTTATTGATGGATGGCATAGTATTAATCAAGTATTGACTGATTGGGAATATACTAAATTGTTAGCACCGAATGGAATAGTTGGTTTACATGACACAACGTGTCATCCAGGTCCAAATAAATTTATTAATAATTTGGACAAAACTAGATGGGATGTTATTGAAAATGCATGTCCTCAAGATTGGGGAATTGGATTTGCTAGAAAAAAGAGATACAATAAGTTTATTGAGGTAAAGTGAATGAACATTTTAATACCAATGGCGGGTGAAGGAACTAGATTTCCTAGAGATACTTACAAAATACCAAAACCTTTAATTGATATACACGGTGTTCCAATGATACAAAGAGCTATTGAGTCTCTTGGTATGAATGGTACATATCATTTTGTAATCAGAAAGGATAGTTATTATGATCAGGTTTGCACATTACTTCACAACATTCTTCCCGATGCAAAAATAATCAGTGTAGAAGAAACAACCGAAGGTCCTGCATCTAGTTGTCTTTTATTTAAAGATTATATTAATAATGAGGATGAACTTGTTATTGCCAATTGTGATCAAATTATGTGGTGGGATTCTGATCTTTTCTTGACAACTGCTAGATATTATAAGTATGATGGTGTTGTTGTAACTTATAGCACAACTACTCCTAAAAATAGTTATGCTAAAATTGATAAAAATGGTTTTGTTAAATTGATAAAAGAAAAGGAGGTATTGAGTGACATTTCTTTAAATGGTATTCATTACTGGAGAAAGGGTAAGTACTTTGTACAAAGTACTGAGAGTATGATAGAATGTGATGATAGAGCACCTAATGGTGAATTTTATGTTGGACCTTCTTACAATCATATGATAAAGAAGGAGTTAAAAGTTGGTATTCATCATATTCCAAATTGGCAACATAATCCAGTTGGGGTTCCAGAAGATTTAGATTCCTTTCTTATGAAATATGAAAATTACTAAACTTTCCGATTACACTAGAGGGTGGATCATTGGTGATTTTGAACCCTCTATTTTTAGAACAAAAGATTTTGAAGTGGCAGTTTTAAATCATAAAAAGGGTGAAGAGTGGCCTGCACATTATCATAAAAAGGGTATAGAATATAATGTTCTAGTTTCTGGAAAAATGATAATTCAAAATAAAGAAATAAACAGTGGTGATGTATTCGTACTAGATAGATATGAAGTTGCAGATCCAGTGTTTTTGGAAGACTGCACAGTAGTATGTGTAAAAACACCATCTATACCATCAGACAAATTTGAGGTTAAATTATGAAATTCAATCAAGTACTTTACAATAGTTTCACATCTCCAACTGATTTATGTCATATTGGTGAAAAATATAAAACAGACAAATCTTCATTAGTATATGAAATGGGGCGTCATTCCTATACTCCTTTTTATAATTTTTTATTTTCTAATCTTAGACATAAAGACATTGTGTTTGGTGAGATTGGTATATATAAAAATGCATCTATGAAGATGTGGAGAGAGTATTTTTCGCAGGCTACTCTATATGGTTGGGATTGTAAATTGGAACACTGTACAGAAACTCGCTATCAATATGATTTTGTCCAACTTGCTAAAAATGATAATCTTCATAACGTTCATTATGATTATATAAATGTTAGGGATGAACAATCAATTCTTGAAGCATTTGAAAAAACAGGTACTAAATTTGATATTATTATAGACGATGCCAGCCATGAGTTTTGGGATCAGGTAAAAGTAATTTCAAATGTTCATAAGTATTTAAATCCTGGAGGAATTCTTATAGTTGAAGACGTTGACTACGCAATCCAATCATATGCAAATTTTCTTGAACAATATAATAATGATAAGTATTATTGTAATATTACTCAAGTAAAGACATATGGTTCTAATAAAACATATGGATTTGCTGGTGATGAGATATTGGTTTTTATAAAAAATGAGGTTAAAGTATGAAATTTTTTAGAGAATTAACAGAACAAGAAAAAAATCGTTGTGTTGTTGCTACATTTTACATCGAAACATATGAAAATATAGGCAACTTGCGAGATGCTGCTTGGGCACTTGCAATTGGACAAAGTGTGGGTAATCCAAAAGTTCGTAATCGTTGGGAAAGTGATGATCTTTTTGAACTTGCATCATGCGTCATTTACGACGATGAAGAAAAATTAACTAACATGACTTCTGGTGAAGTAAAGATTGGTTTCCCTAAAGTGAATACTGATTGGGAAGGTGATGGTATTTCTCATCTGATGTGTCAGTTAATGGGTGGACAACTTGATATTGATGTCTTCAAAACATGTAGACTCAGAAAACTTGATTTTCCTGCTGATGTTGAAGCACAGTTTTTGGGACCTAAGTATGGTATTGATGGTATCCGTAGGTTTGTTAATCGTTACGATAAACCACTTTCTGGTGCTATTGTTAAACCAAAAACTGGAATCTCTCCACAAACTCTTTCGGAGATGGTTAAAGAACTTCTCGATGGTGGAGTAGATTTTATTAAAGAAGATGAGATTCTTTCCAATCCATCTTTTTGCCGTCTTGAAGATCGTGTAGAACTTATTTCAAATCTTGTTAATGAATGTGGTAGGGGAGTAATTTACTGTTTCTGCATTAATGGTGATCACCATACTATCCTTGATCGTGCAAAGTTTGTTGCAAATAATGGTGGTAATGGTATTCACATTAATTTCTGGAGTGGACTTGGTGTTTACAATTCCGTGAGGAAGATGGATCTTCCAATGTTTGTTCATTATCAGAAGAGTGGAGATAAGATTCTGACTGATAAGCGTCATAACTTTGGTATCGATTGGAGTGTTCTTTGTGACCTTGCAGGTCTCTGTGGTGTTGATACTATCCATGCTGGTATGTGGGGTGGATATTTGAGTGATGATGAAGCAGAACTGCATACCGTGATGGATACTTTGCATCATAGAAATGTCCTACCAGCACTCAGTTGTGGTATGCATCCAGGTATCGTCAACACTACTGCTGAGAAGTTTGGAACTGATTTCCTAGCAAACTGTGGTGGTGCAGTTCATGGACACCCTGGTGGCACTCTCTCTGGTGCTTTAGCAATGCGACAAGCGATTGATAAGAATCCTGGAGAGGAATTCCGTGCTGCTATTGATAAGTGGGGATATGAAACTGGTGGTGGATCTCTTCCAGAATGGGTTTTAGAGTTTTGATATGATTATCATTGCTCATAGGGGAAATGTAGATGGTCCTAATCCTGAAAGGGAAAATAGTCCAGATTACATTGATGAAGCCTTATCGATGGGATATGACGTAGAAATTGATTTGAGATCGAAAGATAAACAACTTTTTCTTGGACATGATAAACCTCAATATCCATTGAAACTTGGGTGGCTTTATAAGCATAGAGAAAGACTCTGGATTCACTGTAAAGATCGTGAATCCTTAGAGTTCTGCTCTTCTACGGTCATGAATTTACATTACTTCTATCATGAAAATGATAGGTATGCTTTAACCAGTAGGGGTATTGGGTGGGTATTAGTAGGACAAATACCATATAATAACTCAATCATTGTTCTACCAGAGTCCATTTCTTATTACAATAAATACGAAGAAAGATACGATAGAATATTATCAACAAAAGGTATCTGTACAGATAATTGTAATTATTATAGGAGAGAGTTGTCTGAATGAAGATTTCATTAATATGTGCTTGTAAAAATAGAAATGAAGCATTAAGAGTTTCATTAAATTCTTGGTTAAATTACTCAGAAATATCAGAAATTATTATTGTTGATTGGAAATCTGACAAACCATTAAAAAATCTAACTCAACTGGACGAAAGGATTAAAATCATTCGTGTAGATGATGTTGAGTATTTTAATCAACCACAACCATTAAACTTGGCTGCTCAACAAGCGACTGGAGATTACATACTTAAGGTTGATTGTGATTATATAATGAGTCCATATTATTCCTTTTTCAACAAATATAAGATTGATGAAAATTCATTTGTTAGTGGAAAATCTTCTATAAAAAGTCCAGAATTTTATGATGAAGAGAGTGGTCTTCATAAATTTGATAAAATGAAGATGAGTGTTGAGCAAATACAAGATTATTACAATTCTTATAGTTCATACTATAGGTATTTGACAGGTCTTCTTTTTGTTTCAAAGGAACATTTTATTAATATTGGTGGATATAACGAATCGTTTTCAGATTTTTACTCATTTGAAGATGATGAGATTTATAAAAGATTAGAGATTTATGGATTAGAGCACAAGAAATTAGATTTTGATTATCATCTAATTCACATGCCTCATCCAGACAATAAACGATTTGAAAACTTTCGTTCAACCTATGAGCAAAGAGAAATAAGAGATATTATAAGAGCAAATCTTTCTGGTTGTTATAGTGGTGATGATTTAGAATGGCAAACTGATTACGTTTTAGCAATGAAACACAATCAGATTAACCGTGCTAAAGTGGATGAAGTATCTGGAGCATACGTTAAGTGTGAAACTAAATGGATAGTTTCTTCTGAAGGTGGTCGTTATTACACAGCATCTATTGATAATAACCAACATCAACTGGATAAAAATAAATTAAAAAATCTTCCACCAGTTAATTTTATTAGTGTTGAACATTCTGAAGAGAGGAGAGAAAATTTATATAAAATATTTTCAGAGTATGGTATACTAGAAGATCATATAACTCCTCATATATTTAAAAAATATGATGATAGTGAGCATCAAATTCAAAGTGGGTACTTACATCGATTAAGTATTGGTAGTAGAGGTCCAGTAACTTCTCATTTAAAGGCCATTAAAGAATGGTTGAATGACACTGAAGAGGAATATGCTTTTTTCTGTGAAGATGATATCTCCTTAGAATCTGTAAAATATTGGGACTTTACATGGGAAGAGTTTTTTAACTCTTTACCTCCACAATGGGAATGTGTTCAACTTTGTTTACTTAGAGAATATGAGTATGGTTTAGATATTAAATTTAAAACTAGAGAATGGAGTGATTGGTCTGGATGTGCATACTTAATTAGTAGAAAATATGCACAAAAATTGATTGATACATATTATTATGATGATGTATTCCATCTTGATTCCAAATGTCACGATGTAGAATACAGACCAGACTGGGCTATTGTACCAGTTATTGAAACTATTATCTTTGGATTGAGTGATGAAGTTTATGTAATTCCTCTCTTTTTAGAAGATATTTCCTTTAAAGCATCATATCAAATTGACGGTGAAGATGATAATGTAAATGTTCACCATCATAATTCACACAATATTGTCCTTAATAAATGGAAAGAAATGGCATTTAAATTGAATCAAAGTAAAGAGATACCAAACAAAATAAAATTTGTAAACTTTCCTAGCGTTTACTATATAAGTTTAGAGGAAAGTGTTGAACGGAGAAATAAACTTAATAAACAATTTTTTAGTTGTGGTGTAGAAAAAACTGTTGGTGTAATTTCCAAGAGATTTTCTGAATCTGATGATAAATTAGAAGGAGAGCAGTTACATATACTTGATGATGGTACAAAGGGATGTGTAGTATCTCATATCAAGATGATTAAAAAGTGGTATGATGAAACTGATGAAGAGTATGCATTCTTTTGTGAAGATGATCTAAGCCTTGAGACTGTTAATGATTGGAATTTTTCTTGGACAGAATTTATTCAAAGTCTTCCAGAAGATGCTGAATGTGTTCAACTCTGCTGTGTACGAGATGGTCAGGAAGAAGTGAGATTGCGTGATAGATCAATGTATGATTGGTCTGTAACCGCATATATTTTAACCAGAGGGTATGCTAAAAAAATAATTGATCATTATTTTGATAATAATACTTATACTTTAAATATTCCAAACTCCAATTTTTATCCAATGCCAGAAAATGTAATTTTCTATGGACTTGGTAAAGTTTATTCTATAAATCTTTTTGTTGAAGATCAAAATCATCCTTCTACTTTTTATGGGAAAGAGGGATTATCTGATAAAAACAAAGCACATCATGTTGAAACATATAAATTTGTCACAGATTGGTGGAAAAATAACAATGTTTCACTTGGCGCACTGCTTTCTGTAACTTCCGAAAAAGATACTGAAATTGTAGAAGAAAAAAAAAGTATTGGAAGGGAAAGGACTGAGTTAGAGCAGTTATTGTATGAATATTCTTTAGATTGTGAGGATGCACAAAAAAATTACAACCTTGGAATATGGTATGAAAAAGAAGGGCACACTGCACCAGCACTTTCATATTTCTTGAGAGCCGCTGAAAGGTTTGAAAGTGAAGATATGCAATATGAAGCAATAATTAAGTGCCATCATTGTTATGATAAACAAGGAACAAGAGATGGTACAGCAGAATCATTACTGCAGCAAGCGTTATGTATAAAACCAACTAGACCAGAAGCATACTTTTTGCTTGCAAGATTCCATGAGAAAAGATCGCAGTGGAGTCACTGTTATCAATTTGCCTGCCAGGGTTTGACTTTATCTGATTTTGATTCTCCAAAAACAACACATGATGTTGAATATCCTGGAAGACTTGGTTTACTTTTTGAAAAAGCATCTTCTGGTTGGTACTGGGGTAAAGTTGAAGAATCTAAAGAAATTTTTCTAGATTTGATTGATAACTATAATCTTACTCCGTATTATCATAATCTTATTGTTGATAATTTGAAGCACTATGATATTGAACGCGAAAAAAAGTAGTCATGCGGAATAATAATGAGTATGAAAAACATGATATTATTCTGCAAGGAAAATATGATGAATTTACCAATGATGTAATAGAAAGTTATTTAAATATTCCTTTCGTTAATAATATAATTTTATCCTGTTGGGATGATGATGATTTATCATCCCTCAGAGATATTATTGATAAAAATGTAGATAGAATTGTATTAGTACCGAACAAAAAACCTACAAATACTGGAGATGATAATGTCAATCTTCAAATTTTCTCCTCTTTCAGTGGTATAAAAAAATCTACAACAGAGTATTCTATAAAAATGCGTACCGATCAGTTATATGATCATAAGAGTATGCTCAATATGTATGAATTTTTTATAGAGAACAGAGAGAAAGATCGTATATTTGTACCAGGATTATATCCACATCTTCTATTCCACCCCAGAGATCATCTTTTCTGGGGAAAAACTGAAGATTTATATAAATTATTTGATATACCATTAAAAACATATAACATTACAGATCTGGTAAAAATATCAAAGAATGATCTGTGGAAATATTATCCATATTTTACTAGATCTGAAACTTATATTGGAGCACATTATTGTTCTAATTTTGATGATCGTGTCAAGATAATGCTAATCCAACAAGATAAGTATCTATATGATAATTGTCAACAATGGGATGAATCTCATGAGATTAGCACTAATCTATCAAAAAGGTTATTTAAATCTTTCCCTAAAAAAGGTATTGATTTAAAATGGCCTAAAAAAGATCTTATGTCATACCCATATGATGATCAAAAAAATGGTTACAATGAATGTTGGCATGAGGATGGAGTATAGAAAAGGAGGAATTTAATTTTGTTTAAAATTTTTACTAGAAAAAATTGTAAGTATTGCTATAAAGTTAAACAAGTGATAGAATTAACAGGTAACTCTTATGAGGAACTTACTCTGGGAAAAGATTTTACCAGGGATGATTTTATTTCTAAATTTGGAAGTGAATCAACTTTTCCTCAAGTAATTTATGAAGATGAATACTTGGGTGGATGTACAGATACAATTAAATTTTTAAAAGAAAAACAATTTGTCTAATAACAATATAAATAATTCTAAGATTCCTATTAACCGAGGAGTTGAATTTGTTTTACGCGGAGGCAAAAAGAAAAAACCCAACGTTATACACTTTATTACAAATAAAGTATTAAATTTTCGTAGAAGGGAAATTAATCTTTATTTTGAATTTTCTTTAAATATAAAGAAAAAAGAAAAATAGTTTCCTAAGAGGTAAGAACAATGTTAGCAGTAAGTTTAGTTTTTGGATCATTTTTGACTATTTTGTTTCTTATACTAGGAACTGTTGTTGGGTGGACCGCGAGAGAATACATGATGAATTATCGGGAAGTACCAAGACCTCATCCCGAAATGTTTGATGGTAACGGGAACCTAATACCCGATGAGGTAATTGCATTTAATTTTGAAAACTATTATGACGACAACCAATCAGAAGAAGACGACGACTAGGAAAAAAGCAGCATCTAAACCTATTCCAGATCTTGCAAAAAATCCTTTTGCTTTTGAAGTTTTACAATTAGCTTCCAAACAGCGTAGTAAAGCAAAAAAAGTTGAGGTTCTTCAAAAATACGGAGATAATTCTCTTAAAGCAGTTTTTATTTGGAATTTTGATGAGAGTGTAATCAGTCTTCTTCCAGAAGGACCTGTTCCTTATGCTACTAATGGTGAACAAAATGCTTTTAGTGGTGATATGAGTGGCAAAATTGGTGATGCAGTTAAAAAAATGGAAGAACTTGGTAGTAACTCACTTGGCATGAATGATCAGGGGCAAACTACCATTCGTAAAGAATTTCGTAAGTTTTATAATTTTCTTCGTGGTGGAAATCCTGGTATGAATTCTATGAGGAGAGAAACTCTTTTCATTGATATGCTTAGGGGTTTACATCCTTTGGAAGCAGAAATTTTAATCTTAATTAAAGATAAAAAACTGCAAACCAAGTACAATATCACTAAAGATATTGTTTCTACTGCGTATCCTGATATTAAATGGGGAAATCGCTCATGAATGAGACTTATGATGAAGTAAAATCTAAGGAAACTGGAGGATCATCTGTGGAATGGAGTAACGAAGAAAAAGAAAATTCCACAGCTAGATATGGTTGTAGTATTTTGGTTGAGAAAGCAACTTTAGAACAAGTTAAAGATCCATCTTGGCCAAATGATGCCAGATTAATTTGGTATATCGTTGATGGTATTGAGTATATGGATCTTACTAGATGTAGTAAAATATCTAAGTTGTTTGATATGTATTATGATAAGTATGGTAAAGGATCAATACAGAAAATTGATTTTGGTTATGGTACAGTGAATCCAAAACTCTGGGGGTATAAAGCACCCACCGAAAAGAAAAAGCGAAAGTGATTTCCCAATAACCCCGAAAAAAATTCGCCAAAATTTTTAACCTGTAAGGTTTTTTAAAATTGTATCATAAGTTACATAACTACTTGACTACATAGTACATAGGAGTTATAATACTCTAGTACGTTCATCCAATGTTAGCACTACTGCTGGCATTCACCCTTGCCCATCATAATGACGCTAATCCTTACGATTGGCACATGTCTTGTGAAAGGTGGTTACAACGATCTACGGAAATCCGATTAGATCCAAACCTTGACCTTCGGTCGAAGTTGAGTCTAATCGCTTACCTCAAATCAAAAGTACCAGGTGAATGTAACGGAGTGTATACATAGGACGCAAGTAAGTCGCGGAACGGAGCGTTCATCCCATGCTAGAATTACTTTTATATTCAAGTATAACTTGTACTGATGCTGATGCATTATTGTTCAGGATCACAAAAAATAGATCAGAACTACCTCCACAAGTGGTGGTAGAATTGGTAGAGACCGTAAAGGAATCTGTACCTGAATGTGAATTCTACTGGGACGCAAACGACTGAAGGAACGGGAAAAAACGGATCCAGCGAAAGCTGAGAAGGTTAATTTTCACCCATTCTTTTAGGAGACCTACAATGAACACCCTCAATCTCATTAAAAAGCAAATTAAAAAAGCAGCAGCACTGCACGACGCTCAAATCGCAATGACCACTTATCGTGGTGTCAAGTATGAGTGTAAGCAAGGTGCTGATGAAGTACATGGTACTTTCTGCTATCGCGGTCACACTTATAATAAGTGAGGCAATTGTGCAAGCATTATAAGTAGTATCATTAGGTTCTATTTTTAGTATTGCATTTCTTGGTTTAGTTTACGGAAAGTTAACACTTTTACATAAGAGAGGTTAAGAAACCTCTCTTTTTTTGTACTTACATTAAAAAGTTACAATAGTATATTAAGATACCAAAACATTACTACATAGAATAGAATTAAGGTTCTGCTTATGTTCTGAAATTTTTTCTTTATTATGATTTTCTAAATTAATGTTAAAATTGCGTTGGAGGTGTGATGCATAATCTCATTTCTCGCAACCAATTAGCAGAATGGAATCATTTTGAGAGTACGCTAAACCGATGTAATGAGGAATTAGATCTGGTAAACGATTACTTTGACTGCTTAATTGAATGCGACGAAGACCAAGCTACATGTAAGCGAATCTGCAGAATTCTATTAGACACTGAGGGTTGATCACCCTCTTTTTTTGTGCTATACTCTATAATAATGAAAATAATTTATGGACAAAGAAAGGTTAAAACTAATAGTTCGTAATTTGGAATTATTGGTTGATTCTCTAAAAGCTGAAGTTCTATCTGATGTGGAAGCATATAAATATCCAGAATCTACTTCAAAAAGAAAAGAACTAGATTACGATGAAATCTTTGAGGATGATGATGACTGATACGACAAGAGCTAAACGTCTTGTAAAATTGCTTGAAAGACTTATCAAGCAAGATCATCTTTATGATGAAGAAAGGATTGTAGAAATGAAAAAAGAACTTTCCAATCTTAAAGAACAAATTTCCGAAATTGAAAAACAAAATTACAAAGGATTTGGTAAATGACCGTAAAACTGATTAGTGTAACTCCAGATGCAGAAGAAACTATGGCATATGTTGCCAGAGTTTCTAATCCTGCAAATCAAGAAAACGAAAAATATGCAGGACTTTTGAAATATTGTATTAAACATAATCACTGGAGTGTATTTGAGCAAAGTTTCATGACTCTGGAGATTGAAACTACCAGGGCAATCGCAGCTCAAATTTTGCGTCACCGTTCGTTCACATATCAAGAGTTTTCCCAGCGGTACGCTGATTCATCTCTGTTAGGTTTTGATAAGATTCCACTACCAGAACTTCGTAGGCAAGACACGAAGAATCGTCAAAATTCTATTGATGATTTGGATCCTTTTGATGTTCAGACTCTGCAACTTCAGATGCAAACTCTCTTTGATTCTTCCATGGCTTTGTACAAGCAAATGCTTGAACGTGGTGTCGCAAAGGAATGTGCAAGAAATGTGCTTCCACTCTGCGTACCAACAAAAATCTACATGTCAGGATCATGCAGGTCATGGATCCATTATATAACTCTGAGGTCTGCAAACGGCACTCAGAAAGAGCACATGGATGTAGCAAATGGATGTAAGAAGATTTTTATTGAACAGTTTCCAACAGTTGCTGAAGCACTTGAATGGGTATAAATATTTTCGTATTGAAATTATAAAGAATGGCAACTTATCCTGTAAAACATAAAGAAACTGGTGAAACCAAAGAAGTGAAGATGAGTGTTCACGAATGGGATCAGTGGAGAGAAGACAACCCAGAATGGGAAAGATACTATACTCCATACAACGCACCAGGATTTGGTGAAGTTGGTGAATGGCAGAGTAAATTAGTTGCTAAAAATCCAGGATGGAATGATGTCCTTGGAAGAGCAGCATCTATGCCTGGCGCAAACGTAAAAAAGATTTAGTATTCTAGTATGGCAAGAAGAAAAAGAGGATCTGCAGAGCAACCTATTGGGGTTGGACTCACTGTAAAGCAGATGAAGCGTAGAAAACCATTAGGGTTAGAATATCTTATTGATATTGAACCTATTACTGATAATCAAAAAACTTATTTTGATTCATATAAAGAAGATAAACATCTAGTTGCCTATGGTTGTGCTGGAACTGGTAAAACGTTTATTACTCTTTATAATGCACTTAAAGATGTATTAGATGAAAATAGTCCTTTTGAAAAAATTTATTTGGTTAGATCGTTAGTTGCAACCAGGGAAATTGGTTTTTTACCTGGTACTCATGAAGATAAAGCAGACATTTATCAAATTCCATATAAAAATATGGTGAAGTATATGTTTCAAATGCCCAGTGATGCAGATTTTGAAATGCTTTACGGTAATTTGAAGTCACAAGAAACGATTAAGTTTTGGAGCACTTCTTTTCTTCGTGGAACTACTCTCGATAATGCAATTATTATTGTTGATGAATTTCAAAATCTAACTTTCCACGAACTTGATAGTATAATTACACGAATCGGTGAAAACTCTAAAATTATGTTTTGTGGTGATGCCACTCAGTCTGATTTAACAAAGACTAATGATAAGAATGGTATCTTTGATTTTATAAAAATACTGCAAACTATGCCTTCTGTCGATCTTGTTGAGTTTGATGTTAATGATATTGTAAGATCTGGTTTGGTTAAAGAATATCTTCTTGCAAAACAAGAAACTAATTTATGAATGATGTTATTGTTATAGATAATTTTTATTCAGATCCAGATAGTGTTGTAAATTATGCCTTATCACAAAAATTTTCTTCTGAGGTAGGTTCTAATTGGCCAGGAAAAAGAACTTCAATATTAGATAATAACTCTGATATTTTCACATCTTTTTCAGTTTTATTAAAAAATAAAACTAGTGTTGATGTATTCAATTATGATTTGGAAACTTCATTTCATAAAACATATATTTTTTCTCCTTTTAAAAATTCATCATTAAATAGTGGATTTGTACATACCGATCTTTATAAAAACTATTTTATAGATGGTAAAAAAACTCTTTCTGGTGTTGTTTATTTAAATAAAAAATCCATTAAAAGTTCTGGAACTAGTTTTTATAAATTAAAAAATTATACAAATAACATTTCAGATCCATCAACAAATAAAAAGTTTGCAGATCTTAGAAGAGAATATGACTACTATTTCAATGCATACAAAAATATGCTATACTCTTCTTATATTCCCAAACCAAATCCTGCTATAGACATTATTAAAATAAAAGATAAAGTTGATGAATTATTTGAAAAAACACATGAAATTGATAATGTTTATAATAGATTAATCTTATATAATTCAAATTACTTTCATAGTGCTAGTAATTTATTCTCTAATAACTTTGATCCAAGATTAACACAAGTATTTTTTATGAGTGAAAAATGATTTTTAACCATGTTGATATTGATCTTCCATCTCTTGAAAGAGAAACAATTGATGGAGTAAGATTTTATAAAGTTCCTGATGAAGAAGAACTCCTCCGACTGGTCTCCATTACATCTGTTACCAGTCACAGAAATAGAGAATTTTTTGCTAAGTGGAGAAAACGGGTAGGGGAAGAAAAAGCAGAACGCATCACAAAACGTGCCACAAGTCGTGGTACAGATATGCATACTCTTGTAGAGTATTTTCTAAAGAATGAAGAATTGCCAGAAGTACAACCTATTTCTGACTTTTTATTTAAAATCTCTAAGCAAACTCTTAAAAATATAAATAATATATACACCCTTGAAGGTTCGCTATATAGTAAACAATTAGGGATTGCGGGAACTGTTGATTGTATTGCAGAATACAACGGCGAATTAGCAATAATCGACTTTAAGACATCTGCTAAACCGAAACCACGGGAGTGGATTGATCACTATTTTGTACAGTGCATGGCATATGGTTGTATGCTGTACGAACTGACTGGTATTTCAGTCAAAAAACTTGTAATTATTATGGCTTGCGAAAATGGAGAATGCGTCGTCTATGAAGAACGAGACAAATCAAAGTACATCAAACTTCTCACAGAATATATTGGAGAGTTTGTTAGAGATAAATTGGAATTCTATGGAACAAAATAAAGATCTAAAAAACGTGTTAGAAAACAAGTTTTTAACACCATCAAAATTTGCAATAGAAATTGAAAAAATTGTTGCAAAAGAAAAGATGAATTATATTGATGCAATATGTTTCTATTGTGAGACTAACAATATTGAAGTTGATTCAATTACAAAACTTGTATCAAAACCTCTAAAAGAAAAGTTAAAGTGGGATGCTATTCGTCTCAACTTTATGAAAAAAACATCGAGAGCTAAACTGCCACTATGATCGTGACTCCCTTTGAAACTTACCAACATTATTTGTCACTAAAAAATCACTTCACAAATCCAAAATACGACTTTTTCAAATACGGGGCAAAAACCCGTGCGAGTATTACTTCTTTCAATAAAAGAAAAGACAAGTATTGGTTTGAAAAAACCTCTCGTAAGTATTCTGATCAAGAAATTTTGGATTTTTTAGTATCTAATTTTGCTGCTGCCGATAACCCACAAAACCTATGGATTGGAGAAATTATCAATTCTGGCGAAAGAGTGTACGCCGATTGGATGAAACGTCGTCAGAGTTCAACTTACTTGTTCAAAGAACAAAGCAACGAATTACTATCGAACAACGAATTAGAGAATCTCTTCAATTGTTCCAAGGGTCACCCAATTTTACTAAAAAAATTTCTTGGTGGAGAAATAAGTCTTGAAACATTCGTTATTTTTGAAAAAATTTTTGGTTTTTCAAAAAACTTTGATAAAAAATTAAAAGATCCTGTATGGGAAACCGTAAGTTTAAAATTAAAAAAATATAATCCCTTCATAAATATTGATGTATTCAAATACAAGAAAATTTTGAGAGACCTGGTAGATGAGTGACTTTTTTGAATCTGAAATTATTCAAAAAGAACTTGAAGAGATAAATTATCTTCAAGAAAAAATTTATGGAAGTTTATTGTCTTTTAGTGCAATGTCCCGTGAAGAAAAGTTGGAACATGTCCAAATTCTCACAGACTTGCTAGAAAAGCAGCAAGTGATGTATACTAGGTTATCTCTTTCAGACGACCCTAAAGCGGTAGAAATGAAAGAGAATCTTCGTAAATCAGTTGCTCTGATGGGTTTTCCACCAGAAACTGATATGATTATGCTTTTTGATAGTATGAATGCAACCATCGAGGCACTTAAAAAATACATTGACGCCTAACCGATTTTTTGTTATACTATCCAAGTAAATCCCCCCGAATCCAATTAATCCGAGGTAATCCAAATGTCTTTCGCAGACCTTAAAAAGCAATCCAAACTGGGCTCTTTGACCGCTAAACTGGTTAAAGAAGTCGAAAAAATGAATAATTCCGCTAACCCAGGAGATGAGCGTCTCTGGAAACTGGAATGTGATAAGAGCGGCAACGGTTATGCCGTTATTCGTTTCCTGCCTGCTCCTAACGGCGAAGATCTGCCGTTTGTTAAACTGTACTCCCATGCCTTCCAAGGTCCTGGTGGTTGGTACATTGAGAACTCTCTGACTACGATGGGACAGAAAGATCCTGTGTCTGAGTATAATTCCATGCTTTGGAACAATGGCACTGATGCTGGAAAAGAACTTGCACGTAAGCAGAAGCGTAAACTGACTTACATCGCCAACATTTATGTTGTAAAAGATCCTGCTAATCCTGAAAACGAGGGAAAAGTTTTCTTGTATAAGTTTGGTAAGAAGATCTTTGATAAACTCACTACTGCAATGCAACCTGAGTTTGAAGATGAGGAAGCAATCGATCCGTTCGACTTCTGGCAAGGTGCTAACTTCAAGCTGAAGGCGAAGAACGTTGCTGGTTACCGTAACTATGACTCTTCGGAGTTTGCCCGCTCCAGCGCCCTCCTAGATGATGATGACGCTATGGAAGCAATCTGGAAGAAGCAGTATTCTCTTTCTGAACTTGTTGCTCCCGATCAGTTCAAAACCTATGATGAACTGAAAAAGCGTATGGATTATGTTCTTGGAAATAAGGGAACTCCTAAATTCCAAGATCAGGAGACCCTTGAGGAAGAGGAAGAGTTCCGCCGCCAAAATCGTGGTGAGAGCAATCCTATGCCACAATCAATGAAAGAAGAATTGAATTCATTGAGTGATGGGCGAGACTTTAACAGCTCCGATATCACCAGTTCTTCTACCGAAGATGATGATACACTGAGTTACTTTGCTAAACTGGCAGAGGACTGATGAAAAAAAAGTTCAAGTGGTCATATGAGAGGGTCTGCCTGACCCTCCTGGTTGTGGCAACTTATTATATGCTTATCTTTAAGTAACAGCGGGGGGATTTAAATCCCCCCCTTTTTTATGGAGAGGTAATTCTAATATTTTCTGCTTTAATCAAAGTATCATTCACATATTGTGATGAGTCTTTGTATTTCATCAACTGTCTCAATTCATCTAAAAATTGCTCTAAATATCGAGATCTTAATACTGTAATTTCTCTTTTTTTATCATTTTTCATTACCTCATATTCAAAATTAGTTACAGGTATTGTGATATTTTCAACTCTCTTATATGAGTTGGTATCTGCATCATAATATTGAACATATGATTGTGTTGGTAATGTATCTGTTACTGGTTTTGGTACTTTGTGATTTTGATCTACAATTTCACCAGCAGGGAGAATAATTCTACCTTTCGCATCTTTTACTTCAATAGTTTCATAATATTTGACATCATTTAAAGTGTCACCATATAAATCATATGCATATGCTTCAAGATTACTATTTGATAAAGGCCATTCATTCCTAACATTTAGTATATTGGCAGATATTAAAACAACCCAATCTAAAGTGGAATCTTTATACAATTCGTTTGCAACTTGATCGGGGCGTGTATCTTCTACTATTGTATATTTTTCAAAAGCATTATAAATTTTTTCAAAATCACTACGAATTTTTACTCTTCTAAAGAGATTTTTAGCTCTAACAAACTCTAGTGTTGATGTTCTATCAACTAATGGTGATTGGTAATCTAGTTCTGGAAGTTCTCTGAAATAACCCATATCAGTATCCTACTCCTAAAAGACTATCAGTATAATCTTCTGCATAAACTGGTACAACTTCTTGAAAACTTAAATCAAGTTGCATAGAAACAGGAGTTCCGTCATGATATGTTGCATAAACATTTTCACCAGTATAATTAACTGCCATATTTTTTAGAGCACATTCTTTGAATGATGGTAGAAATGGGTGTTTAGTATTCCCCTTTCTATATTGCAGATCAAAGTAACCAGGAGTCTTAATAAATGTACCAGGGTCCTTTTCTTTACTATTATTCTTAGCACTCATATGCACTTTAAGTGTTCTAATTATTTTTTTAATATTATCTCTGTCCTCTTCATTTCTCGGTGTTAACTTGAATGAAAAGTTAAACTCTCTTAAAGTAACACCGTTGAACAATAATCTATTATTTTGATTTACGATTTGACCATAACTACGTGCCAGAATTTGATCTAGGGTAACATTACCACCAAGAACATTTACTGCTTCTGCAGATAATTGAGTTTTTCCTAATGTTATTATCTTATCCAAATCCAAAGAACCACGAATCGTTCCCAATTTCCCTTTAACTTCTTCTAATGATCCTTCGAGATTAAATAGGTCAATATCCATTAGTGCCCCTCCTGCAGCGACTCCTGCAGCAGTAAGATTATTCATCTTACTTTCACCCCAAGATACCGCATTGGAATCTTGCAAATTTGATGGCATTGGTAAGTATATGACTGAACCAATCTGTATGGATTCTTTTTTAGAATAATCAAGCAATCCAGTAACGGTAAAATTTGTGTTACCAATTCCAGATGCATCTGGATTTACATATTCCTTAAGTGTAATACTAAAATAATCAGTTTCCTTCTCAATTGCCATATCAGAAGGATACCTTATTGATTGTTCTGCCATTATCCTTTTTTAACTATTTAGACGAAAGTTTCCAAAAGGTATGGTTTGTAAATCTTTTATCTCAGATTGATAGACTTCATATATTTCCCCTACTATCTCATCCCAAGTATATTGTCTAACTTTTCCCCAATGAAAGTTTATACCTCTGAACCCCCATGAAAAAACATCTGAAACGGCAACAAATGGATTTTGATCATATTTTATGTTTGGTGTTTTAGGATTGTAAACAAAAATGTAGTATTTTCCAGAATCAGGAACTTTTCCACTTTCATTTAAAACATTCATTAATTCAATCATTAAATCATCTGGATGTTCAGTACCGACGATACTATCAGTTACTGATCTAAGACGATTTACATTAAAATCAGTATCAGTATTTTCTGCTGCTCTTTGCCTTAGTGTTTTTCTTGGCATTTTAGATACCTAGTTCGTCTTCTGTGATAATTTTAAATTTCCATCGACGATCTTCACAAAATTCTTGAGCAACTTTCCATTTTGCTTGATTTTTTGCCCATTCAGTAACTTCATATATGTAACCTTTAGTTTTTGTTTTTTTAACTTTAGGTTCAATAGTTTGTTTTTTGGGTTTTATTTCAATCAAATACTTTTGAATCTGTCCATTATTTTCTACAACTTTAATATAAAAATCTGGAAAGTAACGATGAATTCTGTTATCTAACGGTGATCTATAAGGAAGTGCAAGTTCTTCACTACCCCATTCTAATATTCTTTCATTTTTATCACAATAAACCATAAACTTTCTTTCCCATAATGATCTATAAACTATATTTGTAGGATCACCCTTGTATTTCTTGGGATAAGAAGGTTTGTATTTTCCTTTGTATGCCATCTAAATAGTTCATAACATAGCGTATAAAAGTATTTAGAAATGAAAGTTCCAGAGATTGGCACTGTAAATATGAGTATGTTGCCAACGTTTTTGAATTTATCGAGAACAAATCTATACGAAGTTTTTATTGGAAATTCTTGGGCTTCACCATCAACTACAACATCATTTTTAAAGTTTCTTAGTGATGGTACTCAATATGGATCTATCAATTTCAATGAAGATTTTGGTAGAGGTATAGGTCTTCTTTGTACTAATGCAACTTTACCAGCATCTTCATATGCAACTGCAGAAGTAAAAGATAATTTCATTGGTGTTGGGCAAGAATTTGCACATACTAGAATTAATACTGATATTGACTTCACATTTTATATTGATAGACAATATAAAGTATTAGGATTTTTTGAAGCATGGATGGATTTTATTTCTGGTGGCGCTGGTGGAGACATGCCACAACAAAACTCAGATCAATCAGCATCAGTTGGTTATTATAGAAGATATAACTACCCAAAGTATTATAAAACTAACGGAATTTACATCAAAAAGTTTGAAGCAGACTATGCAAAAGGTGGTGCAACAAACATATCATATCAGTTAGTTAATGCTTTTCCTAAGTCTATGGCTTCAATACCAGTTGCATATGGTGGTTCTGAAATTATGAAAATAACAGTTACTCTAAACTATGATAGATACATTGTACGTAGGGAGTTTGCAACCGAATCAATTGATTTGAACGGCAATATTGCATAACACCCTATAAATAAAAACACATGAATTGTATAGAAAATTATGCCTTTACCTAAGATTAATACGCCATTGTATGAGATGGAAATTCCATCTTCTGGTAAAAAGATTAAGTATAGACCTTTTCTTGTTAGAGAAGAAAAGATTCTAATCATGGCATTAGAATCTGAAGATATGAAACAAATTACCAATGCTATTGTACAAATCTTAGGAGATTGTATTAGCACAAGAGGTGTTAAGATAAAAGACTTATCAACTTTTGATATTGAATATATTTTCCTCAATGTTAGAGCAAAATCTGTTGGTGAATCAGTTGAAGTAAGTGTTATCTGCCCAGATGATGAAGAAACTCAAGTTAAAACATCTATTGATATAGATAGCATTTCAGTTCAGAGAAATCCTGACCATGAACAGATTATTAGGTTGGATGATGAACTTTCAATGAAGATGAAGTATCCTTCCTTGGATCAGTTTGTTGAGAATAATTTTGAATATAATACGGATGATGATAATGTTGACAAATCATTAGACATGATTGTCTCATGTATCGATATGGTATATAATAAAGAAGAGTCTTGGTCTGCAAAAGATTGTACTAAGAAAGAGTTGAAGGATTTTGTAGATCAAATGAACACCAGGCAGTTGAAAGAGGTTGAAAACTTCTTTATAACTATGCCTAAATTGATGCATATTGTTAATGTTACAAATCCGAAAACCAAAGTTGAATCTGAAGTCGTTCTTGAGGGCCTTGCAAGTTTTTTCACCTGAGTATGGCTCATACTAATCTTGAGTCATATTACCGTGTTAATTTTGCCTTGATGCAGCATCATAAATATAGCTTGACGGAGTTGGAAAATATGATTCCCTTTGAAAGGGAAATCTATGTTTCGCTTTTACAACAGCATGTTGAAGAAGAAAATCTAAAAGCACAACAAAGTGGAAATTAACCAAATCTATAGAGCACCATCTCTTCCCAAAATTAGTAGAAGAAATATAAATTCTTCTTTAAATCGTGGTGCTTTAGGATCTGGTATAAGTCTTAAAAAAAGTAGTTTTAGTTTTAAAAAACTAACACCAAAAATTACACCTAGTAAATTAGTTTCTGAAAAGAGTGAAAATCAAGAATCACGTGGTATAGTTAAATATATTCAGTCTAATTTAAATATATTTAAAGTTTTAGAAGAATCTAATAAGTTACTTTCTCAAATTAGAGAGCAGTTAAGTTTAGATTATGATGAAAGGATAAAGGAAAGAAATGAAAATTTAAGACTATCGAAAAAAAGGATAGCAAAAAATAAAATTAATGAAAAAGAAAAGAGGATAGAAAGTCGGGGTAAATCTTTAATTGGTAGTGCATTAAATACTGTAATAGCACCTGCTAAAAGTATATTCCAAAGAATTTTAGATTTTCTTTCTATAATAATAACTGGTATAGTACTCAATACTGCCTTTAAATGGTTATCTGAGAAAGAAAACCAAGAAAAATTACAGCAGTTCTTTAATTTCTTAAAAGATTACTGGAAAGAATTACTAGTAGTTTTTGGTGCAGTAAAATTACTTGGATTAGTTAAAAAATTATACAAAATTGGAAGAGGTCTTAGATCTCTCTTTGAAAATAGACTTAAAACACCTAGGGTTCAACCACCAAAATTCCCTTTAGAAGATCTTTGTGCAAAGCTTCCAAACTGTATCAAAGAACCATCTCCAGAACTGTCATCTGCGTTGGAAGCGCAAATGCAGGCAGCAATTAGTAAAACAGATTATAAACCTATTTTTACAGGTATTTTTAATGGACTTCTGGGTTTGGGAGCTATTGAAATATTAAAACAACTTATAGAGATTAGTAATCCATTAACTGCACTTGCCAAAGCTTCTGAATCTAGTGCTTCGGCTTCACCACTAAAACCTAAAGAGACGCCACCGATAGAAGAAGTAACAAAATCCGAACCTACACCATTAGAAATAATAAGAAGAAAGGCAATACCAGTAGGAGTTCAAGAATATGTTAATCCTTTACTTAAAAAATATTACAATGATCGTACTATTTTTGGACAAACAAAAACACAAAGTGTTCAAACTCCAATGGGTCAATTGATCGTTGAACCAACATCAAAAAATATATTCACTGGGGATGACACACCCAAATTCAGATTTATAAGCAAAGAAGAACAGGATTATAAAGCTCAACAAACTCAGTTGATGTTAGATAATCCGTGGATTAAAACCTTCTTCGGAGCTCAAACTGCATTAGATTATGCAGGTATGATTATGGCTGGAAGACCTGGAAGGGGAGTGAGACCGAAATCTCCTTTTACAAGTCTTAGATCTGCCAACCTAAGCAAATTTAAAGTTGCTGTTAGAAATCGTTTAGGGCAATTAAAACTTAAACTACCAGATCGTCAGGCAGATAGAGTAGTCATAGCAGCTGAAAAAGAAGTACAATCTCCAGCATTTCATAGAGCTCTCTTACAACAAAGAGCAAAAGAAGGTAGATTGGTAGTAGATGAAAATGTTGTTCTTGATGAGGTATTAAAACGTCTCATACAGAGAGAATTATCTGGAACATCTGGTGGAAATCTTTTTGTTGGAGCACCTAAAGAAGTCAGACAACAGTTAGAGAGAATATATGCAAATAGTCCATCTGAAAAAGTAAATGTTCAACCAGAAACCCAATTTAGAAGTATGGGTGGAACAGTATTTGGTTCAGGATCTCAAACAGTTGATAGTGTTCCTGCAATGCTTGCTCCTGGAGAAGAAGTTATTCGTTCATCAGCAGCAAATCCTTTCCGCCCACTTTTAAAGGATATTAATGATAATGCTGGAAGATTGTGGAAACAATTTACTGAAGCAACTATCAACCAAGAAAAAATTAATGCAGTAACTAGAAGATCAAACAGGGTATTTAAAGATTTAATTACTGAATTTACTGAATTGTTTGATGAAGAGAAGCGAGAAATTTCTAAGAAAAATAGAAAGGAAAGAGCAAAAACAAATCCACCAAGTGGTGATCCACCAAGTGGTGGTGGATCACCAGGATTAAAATCTAAAATTACTAGACCGAAAAGATCTAGACCTAAAAAAATGTCTGGACCAAGTATTCCAGCACCAAAATTTGTAAGTCAAAATAAACAATCACCATCAAGATCTCATTTTTCATCAGTTAATAATAGTATAAGACAACCCGTAACTAATAATATTGCTAAACCAGTAACAAATGTAAAAAATATTGTACAATCTCCTACAAGTACAACTGTCGTTCCATTTGTTATTGAAAAAGAAACTGGTTCTCCATCTGTTAATGTTGTTAATCTTGCGCCCAAGGTTTTAGATCTTTCTAAAAAATCTACACCAAAACCAAGGACTACACAATCAGATGCTACATCTCCAATTCCTTCTATATCACCATTTGATTCTAATAATGACTTTAATTATACAGTCCCAGAAACTTTAGGTATCTTGGTGTAATATGGAAAGTACAAAGAGCGTAAAAAAATTAAAATTTAATATTCTTAATATAAATTCTTTGATTTTTTCAAAAAGAAAAAAAATATCGAAAATAAAAAAGGATGAAAAAAGATTTAATTTTATTCTTTTAGGTAAATCAAAACGTAAGAAAAAGGAAAACAAAATAGAAGCGGGAGCACAAAAGTCTGCATTGACTAATATTGCTACAAGATTGGTAGCAAAACCAAAGAGTATGATTGATAAGTTCAAAGAAGTTTTTGGTGTTATTATACTTGGTGTTTTAGTAAATAATTTACCAACCCTTTTAAGGGGGTTACAGACTGCATTTACTACAATAAAGAAATTTTTTGAAGATAATCCTTGGTTAGGTCCAGCTATTGCAACAATATTTGATATTGTTGTAAAAGGAATGAAAGGAATACTTGATTTAACAAAAGTTTTATTACCAATAATCGGTGGATCATTCCAAGCAGGACTTGATACGATTAGAGAAGCTGGAAAACTTATTAATGAAACTGATAAGATGTTAAAAGGATTAGATTTTGATATCTTTAATTTAATTAAAAATCCTGATGAAGATGATAAGATTAAACAAGAATTGGCAGAGATAGAAGGAAAGTATTATTCAAGCACGACTAAGAAAGTATATGGTAGTTATTCTGAAGCACTTAAAGATCCTGCAGTAAAAGCTGTTGCTATTAAACCAGTAAAGGCAAAAGCACAACAAAAAATAAAAGCATCGGCTCCTGGTTACGATTCAAACACTGGAACTGTCTTCCTAAAAGATAAGAGTAAAGTAATCATGGCTCCTTTTCAGGGGAAAATGGGAGTTATGTCTCCTGGAGATAAGACTGGTACTGCAACCACAGCACCAGAATCTTGGCAGGGAATTGGTGAAGAGAAAGTATGGGATGCAAACGTAGAAAGATATGAATCTCAGCGTGCATACAATGATATACAAAAACTTTCAACTGGAGGAACAGTTACTGGTCAGAAAATGACAGTTTCTGGTGGATTAACTGGGAAAGCTAAAAGGGCAATCACATCTGTAAATTATTTTTCAAAATTAAAAACAAATACTGAAGAATCTAGTAATATATCGAAAGAATATGAAGAAAATAATTCATTATTTAAGACTTTCATGCAGTCTTACAAATCTTTATTGAAACTAAAATATCCTAGAGAGAAAAGACCAGTAGGACGTTTACCATCCGATTACAAAGCGACTGAGCAACAGGCGTTTAAAGAGGAGGAATTGTGGAATAGAAAGAGGACTATTATTAGTCAAGATGCAACCGATGAACCTGGATATGAGATTACAGGTCCCAATCCTAATATGATTGCATTATTTGATGGTAAAGTTATACCACGTGGAATTGCTAATGATCCAGCAGACCCTGGATGGGACAAAGATCCTAGTAAAAAACGTGGATACGGAAATCATGTAATTATACGAAGTGAAGATCCAAATAATCCAGGAACTTATTTTGATGCACTATATGCCCATTTTCCTACAGGAGAACTGAAAGTTAAAGATGGGGATACTATTACTGCGGGACAAGTTTTAGGTAGAAAAGCAACAAGACAAGAATATCTAGATAAACCAAGAGAAGTTGGTAGTGGGACTGGACCACACCAGAGCGTTGATTTTTTCAAGGAAGGTGGACCTTATACTACTAAAGCAGGTGCATATCCTGGTTGGGCACGATTAAGACCATTAATAACAACTCAATTATTAGGTGGAGGTGGTCCTGGTCCTAATCAATTGAAACAAGGTGATATTATTGCTACTAATGCAAAAACATCTTATTATGATCCATCTTTGGGTGGAATTAATGCAAGTGGATATAAAACACCAGATGGATTACCAGCAACTTCTTCTGGTGAAGGTTATCGACCAGAATTATTTACTGCTGCAGCATTCCCAGAATTTTTGGCAAAACTTCCAAAATCTATGACTTATAGAGCAGATCCCAGATATATGCCTGGTGGTAGAACTTTATCTAGGGGTCAGGCTTTCAATGTTATCGTGACAAATACTAGAACAAATAAAACTGCAGTTGTACGTGTAAATGATGCAGGTTCTGGAGTACCAGGACACTCTAAAAATCATATGTTAGATTTTAGTGTTGCCACAAAAGATTATCTTGGAACTGGTGATGGCAATTACACTATTAAAATGGGATCACCAACGATGAAACCAGGTCCATATAAATTAGAACCACCAAAACCAAAAACCAATTTACAGATAAGTGAAAATATCAAAAAAATGATATTAAGTATTGGAAAGGGTAATAATATGATATTTGGACAAGAAAATATAAATGTTGAAATAGATAGTAGTGGTAAACTCATAATCAAAGATACTAGAGGTGCATTTGGAACTGGATTATTTCCAACTGAATATGAAACCACCAATGAAAAAAATAAAAAACTTTTGTTAAAAATTGAAAAATTGTTGGAACAGAGAATAAAAAACAATCAACAGATAAGACCACAGCAAGGAATATCACCAGCTACTCCTGGATATGGTGGTGGTGATTCTGCATCAATAACTATATTGAAAGAAACAACCATAGCTGTGGTTTCTGGTCCAACTGAAATTGTTGAAGTTCCTGTACAACAAGTTGTTCCATTTGTTATCACACCAAAGTCAGGATCTGGATTACGTAATAGATCCCTAATCTCTTAAAGACATGCCATATAGTAATTCATCCCACTACAAACAAATATTAATTGGAAGACCAAAAGATAATACGGTAGTTCCTATTGAAGCAAAAACATTGGGATTTAAGTATTATGAAAGTATTTTTTCTCCAATACTTACAGCATCATTAACATATTATGATGTTGGAGATCTTGTAAGAGCAAGTTCTAATGTTGATGTTCAAACAAGACTTGGAACACTACGAGATAGTTTACCAATTATTGGTAAGGGACAAGAATCTGTACAATTTTTTATTGAGAATGAATCTGGATTTTTAGATTTTAGGACAACTCCATTTAGAGTTTCAAATCCAACTCCGATTTCTCAAGACAGTCAATCTGAAACTGTTACTTTAAGTTTACTTTCAGAGTCTTCAGTTATAAACGGAACTCACAAAAGTTTTAAGAGTTATCATAATACTATTTCTAGTTCTATTGAAAAAATATTAACAGATGAGTTGGGATTTCCAACAGAAAAAGTTTTTATAGATCAAACAAGTAATAGTGATTCTTTTCGTATGAATGGTAACAGACCATTTGATATTATTACTTCCATGGCGAAAAAATCTGTCTCTAGTACGGGTGGACCTGGATATTTTTTCTGGGAGACTCAAGATGGCATGAACTACAAATCAATTGATAGTATCATTCAATCAGATCCTGTTGCAACTTACACGCACACAGATGTAATGTTCAATACTGATGATAGAAAAAATGATTTTAAGATATTAAAAGAACCTGTTTATCATAATAATAGTAATGTTTTGAGTAATATGTACTCTGGTATTTCTATGATAAAGGAAGCATCTTTTGATATGAGTACTTTTGGATATGTTGAAAAACAAGTACCATTAGCATCTTATGGACATAGTACTCTTGGAAATAATATAGATTTTCAAGCTTTATATGATGATGAAGATAAAACTAATGTTAATTTTTCAAGAACTGTGTTTTCACTTGCAGATTCTGGATTCACTAATCCTGGAATAAGTTCATCTATTGTGAATGATAAAAAATTCTACCTATCAAGATCAATACAGAGATATAATTTATTAATGTCACACGTGATTGATATAATAGTTCCATGTAATTTAGCATTACATGCTGGTGATGTTATAAATTGTATTTTTCAGAAAATTTCTTTTGATAGTAAACATAAAGGTACCAAAAGTGAATTAAATAGTGGTAAATATATTATAACTCATTTATGCCATGATTTTAGACCTAGATCTTCATATACTTCTTTAAGAATAGTTCGGGACACACCTGGAATATATACAAATACGGAGACAACTTCTAATGTCATTTAATCCAGATTTTGTTGGAAAAGCACCATTAAAATGGTTCATAGGTCAAGTTCCCTTGGGACAAACAATTAATATTGAAAATCCTAAAGGGTGGGGTGATCGTGTTAAAGTTAGGATATTGGGTTATCACCCATCATTAGGTTCTGAACTTTCTGATGATGGGTTGGAATGGGCAGTGATCATGAGATCAACTAGTCATGGATCTCTAAATAGAAAGAGTGTTGGAATAACTGGTGGTGAATGGGTTGTCGGAGTATTTTTAAATACTGATCCAGAAAAACTATTACCTTTGATAGTAGGAGTTTTGGGGAGAAGTGATCCATCATACGAAATAACTGAAAGTGATCAAACATCGAAAAAAAGTGCAGAATTTAAAAAGACTAAAAATTGGTATAAAAGTGTGCAACCAGCTCTGTATCATATGATTAGTGGAAAAAAACCTGGTGAAAAAAGAGAGCAAACACCATTTCGTACAAGTAGGAGTTTTTTTAGAAAATAATGGCAAAAAGTAGAATACCAACAGATTATCTTAATAATGATTTAACAGGTAATTCTGTAAAAATTCCTAATAATGAAAAAATCAATATAATACAAGAAAATGGGTACTTTGATCCGAGTAAATTACCTGTATGTAGAACTTTAGCTCTTGATTCATATAGAGAGTTATGTGAGCTTCCACATGTTAAAGCTGCTCCATGTGGAAAAAATAATGCAGCAAATATATATGTTTCACTAAAAAAGTTTTTTATTTTTCTTAGAGGGTTGAAGAAATATGGAGATAAGTATATTAATGGAACTATAAAGGCAGTATCTAATTTACAAAGCGAAATAAGAGCAACAATATCAGAAATAGTTGGAGTTCTTAAGGGCATTACTCAAAGATCTAGAGAATGGGTTCTTAGAAAGATCAAGTCTGGTATTGATTATTTAATTTACTTAACAAATCCTCCACAAACCAAAGAAACGACCAAGTCAAAACTGGCAATTACACTTGATAAAGTATTTTGTAAATTTGATGATATTATTGATGGATTATTTAATTTAGTTGGAGATTTTTTATATTCATTTATAGGAAAAGTTATAAACGTTCCTTTTTGTTCTGTTGAAAATTATGTTAATGCAATATTAAATAAACTTCTTAATGATATCGATAGAGCAATGAAACCTTTTTTTGATTCAATCAATAAGGAACTTGCTCCAGTATCAAGAGTTATGGGGTCTGTTTATCAGGCGATTAATTTTATATTGGGATTTGAAGGATTTTTATGTGAACAACCAGAGTGTAATGAAGAATTAAAAGAATTTGCAGCTGGACCATTTGGTGGACCACAAAATACTAAAACTGATAATTGGTATAACTTTAGTTTTAGTGAAGGTATCTCTAAATCTGTTAATGGGTGGATGGATGACTTCTTTGGAGAAGGTGATCCAGAAAATCAGGGTGGATATGTTTCTCCAGGTGGTTGTTATAGTGGTTCTTTTGAATGTGGTGTTCAGGTTGAATTTTTTGGTGGAGGTGGAGCACAAGCTGTAGGTGGAGCTGTTGTTAATGCCATTGGAGAAATTGTTGGTGTTAATATGTTCTATCCAGGAAATGAATATGAATCAACTCCATTTATGTCCTTTGTAGATCCTGGTGGATGTGGTGTTGGTGGAAATGGATATCCAATTTTGGAAGGTGGTGAAGTAACTGATGTTGTAATTACAAATCCAGGAATTGGATATACTAATCAAATTAGACCTCAACCAGTAATTAGAAGTTTAGAATCTGTTCCAAGAGATGTTGAAGTTAATAATACAGTAACTATTAGATGGGAAACATCAAATGCGGATAAAGTAAGATTAAATGTTCAAGGTCTTGGAGATTTACCTGCTAATGGAAGTCGTACAATAAACATATCAGAAGATGATGTTAATTTTCCTGCTGGTTCCAATGAAACTGAAAAAATATATCAACTTACAGCGATAAAAACTTTTTCTGATCATCCACAGAATGAAACTAAAAATGATATCTCAGTTAGGGTATTTAAAAATGATGTTCCAGGAGATCCTGGAGATCCTATCAATACAGATCCACCGTCAATAGACTCATTTGCGGCAGAACCAGAAGATTCTGTTGTAGGAAACACAGTTAAGTTTATTTGGAGTACTAGTAATGCAACTCAAGTTTCTTTAGGTAGTTATAATCAACAGTCTGATACATCTGAAACAATATACAGTGGATTAGTTCCTAATGGATCAGCATCTTTAGTTATTCCACTTGATACCGAATTTGCTGAAGGTGAAACAACCAAAGAATTGTATTATATTCTTACCGCATTAAATACAAAAGCTTTATCTATTGAAAATACTGCTGTTGAAGTAATTCAAATTATCGTATCAAAATTAGAAGATCCTACAGTTCCCGAGGATCCTACAGATCCACCAGATCCCCCAGGTTCCGATGATCCTGAGGATGTAACTGGTGTACCAGGTACCGATCCAGACCCAGATCCAGACCCCGATCCAGATCCAGACCCCGATCCAGACCCCGATCCAGATCCAGACCCCGATCCAGATGTTGAAGATCCTACTGGTGATCCAGACCCAGATCCAAATCCAGACCCAAATCCAGACCCAGATCCAGATAATGATCCAACTGGTGATCCAAATAATCCAATTCCATCTGGTGGTGGTGGAAGTAATGAAGTACCAACTGGTAGTACAACCAGTACTTCACCTACAGGTGGCGGTGGAACGGGTGAACCATCTGGTGGTGATGATGATGGTGAAACTGATTCCAATCAAGACGGAGATGGTAGAGATCAGAATATAATAAATCTACCAGGATTAATTGCATCGATTGATGATGATCCTGATGAAGATCAAGTTCCTGAAGATTCGTCACAAGTAGTTTCTGAAATCAGTAGAATTATAATTGTTAGCACTGGAACTGGATATGATGAAGAAGATACCGTTGAAGTAGATGGAGATCTTGAAGATCAACCAGAGTTTGAACTTGAAGTTTCTCCAGATGGTGAAATAGTTGATATTAGAATTGTATCATCACCAAGAGGATACACAGTTCTCCCAGATATTACAATAAATAGTAGAAATGGAGTAGGAGCTAAGTTTAGAACAGTGCTTAAATTCACACCCATTTCTGCTCTTGAACAGGAAGAATTGGATGCTATTGGTACAGATAAATTGTTAACCGTAATTGATTGTATTTCAAGATGACAACACCACCATCAAATCCAGCACCAGATTATACAATTGCAAATAATCCACATGCTTATGTTCATTGTGGTCCCATAGGACCAGGATCACAGGATGATGGTAGAGATTTTTGTATTATTACATCAACAAATAATCACTGTGTTTATCATAAAGATGGATCTAAAGTTGAACATATACAAGACGCATGGCACGAAGTTTCTGGTCATAGTATAGATGGAACAAAAAAAGAAGCTATTGCAAGATCTATCGTTGCCAAAAACGGTGATTTAATTATTAATGCTGAAAGAGGAAATATACATCTTAAAGCAAAAAATATTCATATCGAAACAACAGGTGAAAAAAATCAAGGAAATTTTTTAGTATCTTCAAATGGGCATGTAATCATAGCTTCAACAAAGGAAGTGCGTATTGCTGCATCTAGATTATGTCTAAATGGAACTAGTGGAGTAAATATAGTTACAGAAAACTTTGTAAATGTAATGGGATTATTAGAACAATTTCCTCCTCAATCAATGACAAAATCGATTACATCATTACTTCAAGGAAATTGGGAATCTTTGTTAAAGGGTCTATCCCAGTCATGTGGATCTACAGGAACAGTAAAATAAAATAATATATTATGTCATCAGCAAATTTTTCGGATATTTCGACAAGTTATTTAGAAGTTAAAGCACCAGTTGTTGGCGCTGCATTAAACATACCACAAGCATTCATCCCACCAGGAAGTGCAAACATATATCAATGTTTTGTCGGTTCTGGTATGAATAAAATTGTTAATGCAGCACTTAATGTGATGTCTAACACCACAAATCCAATAGCTGTTGAAGTTGTAGGACCATCTAATTTAACAGGTGTAGTTACTATTGTTGGCGCTACATCCGTAAATGGTGCTACTAGAATTGAGGGTCCTACCCTAGATGTAGTTTCAGTCACAACAACCGTTAAAAGTACAAAAACTGCAATAGCTGGAACTAAGGGACTTACTTTAACTGGTAATAGTGTTCTTATGAATGGTAGTGGTAAAGTTGATATATCTGCACCTACTATCAATTTGAATGGTGCTGTTCTTGTTGCTGGAGTTGGTAATCTTCCATTAGCTTTAAATAGTAAAAAAACCTTTGATATAAAGCACCCCAATAAACCAAATTATAGGTTAAGACATGCATGTGTTGAGGGTCCAGAAGCTGCAATATACGTTCGAGGAAAGTTGTTAAATAGTAATGTAATTACTCTCCCCGATTATTGGGATGGTTTAGTTGACAAAGAGTCTATCACAGTAAATCTTACTCAAATAGGGCATAGTCAAGATCTTTATGTTGAAAAAATTGAATGGGGTAAAAATATTATTGTAAAATCTGGAAATGGAACAACAATTAATTGTCATTATCAAGTTTGGGCTGATAGATTGGGTAAAATGATAATAGAGTACGAAGGTACCACACCAGATGATTACCCAGGTGATAATTCGGAATATTCAATCGCTGGTTGGACATACGACAAGAAATAAAACATGGCAAGAATTAATATCTACAGTACAAATCAACCGCCTGAGCAACTATCTCTTTTAGAGATAGATGATCTTAAGGTTGGAACAGGTGTTACCGTATATGGTAATACTGGTATTGTTAGTGCAGTTAGTGTCTATGCTCAAAATTATTATGGTGATGGATCTAACTTAGAGAACGTTGGTATAGAAGTTAGTGCAATTGATACATTAACTATAGACCCTGAAACTGGGAATGGTGTAATTAGTAATCAGATTACAAATGTAAAAGCAATACGTTTTGATACTGATTCTGGATTTGCAGTATCTGATTTGGGTGATGGTGCTGTACAAATTGCCCTTAATAGTACGTTTAAATATTGGGAAGTTGATGGGCAAGATACATTAGAAGCCGAAGGTCTTGATACTGTAAAAATAGTAGCTGGTGTTGGTATTGCACTTACAACACAAAACATTGATGGTGATAAAAGATTAACGATTACTGGAACCGTAGGTGCTCAAGGTCTCCAAGGTACTTTAAGTAATTTTCAAGGAACACAAGGATTACAGGGATTACAAGGACATCAGGGATTACAGGGAAATCAAGGATTACAAGGTAATCAAGGAACACAGGGAAATCAAGGACTACAAGGTGTACTTGGTAATTTTCAAGGAACCCAAGGACTCCAAGGTGCTCAAGGTTTACAAGGTTCTCAGGGGTCACAAGGATTTCAAGGACTCCAAGGTGCTCAAGGACTCCAAGGTGCTCAGGGTGTACTTAGCAATTTCCAAGGACTTCAAGGTTCAAAAGGATCTCAAGGCGCACAAGGATTCCAAGGTGTTCAGGGTTTAATTGGTGAGCAAGGTAATAAAGGTGATAGTGGTGGAACAATATGGAGATTTAATACTTCTACAACACAGGGAGATCCTGGTAATGGATACTTTAGATTTGATAATAATACTCCAGCAGATATAACAAAAATATACATTGATAATATTGATAGTGTAGGTAAGAATCAAACTGCATGGTTTGATGATTGGGAAATTTTAGGATCAAAACCAACTGTAGGATATTTGCATTTACAATCTTCTTCCCCAGACGGAACTATTTCTTATATTTTTGAAGTTACTGATGTAAATGCTGGTACTCAGGGTGCTTTTAATACTTATTATACACTTACTGTCAATCTTTTAACAGATACTACTAGTACAATAGGTGCAAATACAAAGATTGCATTTTTCTTCGCTCCTATTGGAAGGCAAGGTGTTCAAGGTTTACAAGGTTTACAAGGATTCCAAGGTGTCCAGAGTGCTCAAGGTCTTCAAGGACTTCAAGGACTTCAGGGTCCTTTAAGTAATTTTCAAGGAACTCAAGGATTACAAGGTTTACAAGGTGTCCAGAGTGCTCAAGGTCTTCAAGGACTTCAAGGACTTCAAGGTGTAATTAGCAATTTTCAAGGAACTCAAGGATTACAAGGTAATCAAGGAACACAGGGAAATCAAGGACTACAAGGTGTAGTTGGTAATTTCCAAGGAACTCAAGGTTTACAAGGTGTACAATCTAATCAAGGAACTCAGGGACTCCAAGGAGTTCAAGGACTCCAAGGACTTCAAGGACTTCAGGGTCCTTTAAGTAATTTTCAAGGAACTCAGGGTGTTGTTGGATTTCCTAATGGTGTACCTTATGAATTTGATAGTGAAACTCAGAGACCACTTGATCCAGGTGGAATTAGTAATATTTTATATCGAGTCGCAAATGGAACACTAAAATTTAATAATCTTTCAATTGCATCAGTTAATAGAATTTTTATTTCGGTACAAGATTATTATGGAGTATCAAGATCTAATTGGATTAACGGGTGGGATGATCCTTCATTCACAAACACTATAAAAGGATCTTTAACTATTTCATCAGCGGAAACTAACAATCCTGGAGCTGTTATATTTTATGTTACTCAAGTTGAAGATGTAACAATAAATGGATTTTCTGGTAGTCATAGATTCTTAGAGGTTTATGTTACTTATCTTTCTGGTTCTTCTAGTTTTGATGATACAGAGAGATTATCTATCTCATTTAACCCTACTGGTGTTCAAGGTCTTCAGGGTGTTCAAGGTCCTTTAAGTAATTTTCAAGGAACACAAGGATTACAGGGATTACAAGGACATCAGGGTGTTCAAGGATTACAAGGACTTCAAGGTAATCTAAGTAATTTCCAAGGAACACAGGGAAATCAGGGTGTTCAAGGATTACAAGGACTTCAAGGATTACAAGGACTTCAAGGTTTACAGGGTTTCCAAGGCACTCAAGGATGTCAAGGATTTCAAGGACTTCAAGGTTTACAGGGAATGCAAGGACTTCAGGGTCCTTTAAGTAATTTTCAAGGTGTTCAAGGATCTCAAGGATTCCAAGGTCTCCAAGGATTACAAGGTTTACAAGGTGTCCAGAGTGCTCAAGGTCTTCAAGGTCTTCAGGGTCTTCAAGGTCTTCAGGGTCTTCAAGGTAATATAAGTAATTTCCAAGGTACACAAGGAATGCAAGGACTTCAGGGTCCTTTAAGTAATTTTCAAGGTGTTCAAGGATCTCAAGGATTCCAAGGTGTTCAAGGTCCTTTAAGTAATTTTCAAGGAACTCAAGGTCTCCAAGGTCTCCAAGGATTACAAGGTATACAAGGTAATCAAGGAACTCAAGGTGTCCAAGGTCTCCAAGGATTACAGGGATTACAAGGTAATCAAGGTACTCAAGGACTTCAAGGTTTACAGGGATTACAGGGATTACAAGGACTTCAAGGATTACAAGGACTTCAAGGTTTACAGGGATTACAAGGTTTACAGGGATTACAAGGTGTAATTGGCAATTTTCAAGGTACTCAAGGACTACAAGGAAATCAGGGTGTTCAAGGTCTTCAAGGTTTACAGGGAGTTCAATCTACACAAGGAACACAGGGTCTTCAGGGACCTCAGGGTGTTCAAGGTACTCAAGGTACTCAGGGTGTTCAAGGTGTTCAAGGTGTTCAAGGATTACAAGGAAATCAGGGTACCCAAGGTCTCCAAGGTTTACAGGGTGTAAGATCGAATTTCCAAGGAACTCAAGGCACTCAAGGTTTACAGGGACCCCAAGGTACTCAGGGTTTACAAGGAGTTCAAGGAACTCAAGGTTTACAGGGACATCAAGGAACGCAAGGTTTACAGGGAGTTCAGGGAACACAAGGACTCCAAGGTATTCAAGGACTCCAGGGAACGCAAGGTACTCAAGGTTTACAAGGAACACAGGGGACACAGGGATTCCAGGGAGTTCAGGGCACTCAAGGATTACAAGGAGTTCAAGGAATCCAAGGTACTCAAGGACTTCAAGGATTGCAAGGTCCTAAGGGAATAACACAATTTGAAGTTGATGATACCGATGAAGATGTAGTTCTTTATCCAGTGATGACCAACGTTACTGTTGGATCAACTGAAGTGATAGAGGTATCTAGTGAAAAATTAGTTTTCAATCCATCCTCTGGTAGTATTGGTATTGGAACGAGTGCAATTACAAATACACTGACTGTAGTTGGAACAGCAACAGCAACAAATTATTTTGGTAATGGTGATACTCTAAGTGGAATTGTTACTCAAATTGTTCCAGGAATTGGTATTGATATTTTTGAAACTCAAGTTCCAGGAAAAGGTAAAGTAGAAGTTCAATCATATAAACCAGTTGGAAGAACGATATTTGTTTCTATAAATGGTGATGATAATAATACTGGTCTTGCAGAAAATCATCCAAAGCGAACTATAAAAGGAGCTTCATCTGTTGCATTAACAAATGATACTATAAAAGTATTTCCAGGCACATATGTTGAGGATAATCCTGTTATTCTGAATAAAATTGTTTCGATTGAAGGAACAGAACTTAGAAATTGTATTATTACACCAAAAAATCCAAATCAAGATTTGATTTATGTTAATAATGGATGTCATATAACTGATATTAGCTTTATCGGTCCAGAAATGACTGATGGAGCTGCAGTGGTAGCATTACAACCTTTATTGGGGGTTGCTACGGATAGATTCTTTGATGCTGCAAGAATGATTAGATTGAATTTAGATTATATTGCGAAAGAATCTGTAGGATTCTTAACTAGTGGATATAGTGGATTTGCTGGAAATCATAGAGAGCAAGATGCTGCAAGATTAATTGATTTAAATATTGACTATATTGCTGCAGAAACAGTAGGATTTTTAACCACTGCATACGTTGGTTCCGCTGGTCAACCATTTGTTGTTACTAATTCTTCAGGTATTTCTACAGATCCATCTAATTGTGAAGATGATATTAAAGATATTTTGCGTTCTTTATCTTATGATTTGAAAGCTGGAAGTAATAAAAAATGTGTTGGTGCAGGATTATCTTATTATGATGATGGAGGAACACTTCTCCACATTATTGGAAACGATGAAAATGGAAATAGTATTCAAGATGCGACTATATCCGCTATACAATATGCTGTTGGTGTTACAACATACATTATAGATAACAAAGATTATAAATCTCAACCTGGTGTTACAACTTATAGTCAACTTGCACAAAATGTTTCTTACTCACCAATTTTAGTTGGTGGCGGTTGCACTGCAGTTAGAGAAAAAATAAGAGAACGTGTTGGTATTATTACTAATATTATTGATAATTTTAATTATGCTACTGGTATTACAACAATTCATGGAGTAAGATTAGAAAGTGCTGATTGTGCCGATGATGTTGGTGATATATGGAGATCTGTAATATATGATATTACTAGAGGTGGTAACTCTAAGTGTGTTGGTGCTGGTAAATCATATTATGATGATGATTGGAACTTAGCAGTTGGTACATTAGACAATGAAAAAGGTGAAATTGAACAGACAATTGCAACTTTAGACTATTCATTTGATGTTGCTAGAGCAATTGTTAATAACTCTACTTGGGGAGGAACTGTAGTTGGATTTGGAACAACTGTTGTATCTGCAGATTATGATTATAGTACTGGCATTACTACAATAACTGCTACAGATCATGGATTATTAAAAGATGATGCTGTCAAAATTGAGAATCTGACATATTCATGTACATCTGGATCTTCTGGAGTTCCTGTTGGTGTTATAACAGCTTCTTACACTAACAGCACAGGAATTACAACAATTCAAACTTCTGGTTATCTACCAATATCCTCTGGTGATCGAGTTAAAATTGAAGGATTAACTTTCGAGTGTGTTGATGGAACGGACGTTTATCCAGATGGAAATCAAGGATATGAATTTACAGTTCAAGATGTTATTAGTTCTTCATCTAGTAGCACTACATTTATAGTAAATACTGGATCTACAACTTATGCAAATCCTCATACTTACGTGAGTGGTGGACAAGTATCCAAACTTTATACACCAGTATTTACTGTAGATGATGCAGATTATGATTATTTAACTGGAATAACTACGGTAACAGTTACTGGAACTGGTCCAACAGGTCCATATCTTTTCATTGAACCAGGAAAGAGAGTAAAACTTGGAGGATTAGTTTTTAGTTGTGATCAAGGTCAATCAGTTTATCCATCTGGAAATAATGGATATGATTTTGAAGTTATATCTACAACTGATGATCGATATGTTGATGCTGCAAATTTAATAAAAGCAAATAGAACTGAAATTATTGATAAATCTTTAGCTTCGATTGCAATATCTCATCCAGATTTTTATTATCCTAATGATGTACAAACAACAAGATTTTCTAGATTTAAAGATGCTTATAGATTAATACAGCAAAACAGAACGGAGATCATTAATAGTGCTTGGAATACAATGCAGGCTGGAGAAAATCCTGCAGATTCTTCAACAGAAACTAAGTGTAAACGTGACATTGGTTATTTTGTAGACGCAGTTTCAACTGATGTATTTACTGGTGGAAATAGTTATTCAATATCATTTGTTAAACTCTATTTTAATAATGGAACACCAATTTCAAATGGATTGGTTGGTGAAGAAGCATCATCTATAGATGCTTTTAATGCCGCTAGAGATTTAATGAAGCAGGCAATTACTAATCAACTTACGGTAACAGATTTAACTATTACTGCTGATCCAGTGACTGGAGATAATCAGTCATCAGATTCATGTGCTAATGTACAAAGTGCAATTGACACTTTAACTTCTTTAGTTGTTGTAATAATTGATGCAGGAAATCTTGATCTCTTAAAAACAACTTATGTTAATGCAGGTATTTTTGTTGCTGGAGAAAATAAGTGTCGTAGAGACATCGGATTTATTGTAGATGCTCTCGAAAAGGATATTAGATATGGGACTAATAAATTTATTAGAGAATCTACCAGAGCATATTTTGATGCAAATGGTGCACCAATTACAAATGGATTACTTGGAGAGGAGTCAGAATCTATAACGGCATTTAATAGTATTCGCGATTATGCTAAGAAAGCAATTACAAATCAATTAAATGTAAAAGATTTAACGATTACAGCAGATCCTCTGACAGGTGATAATCAAGATCCTAGTTCTTGTGCAGATGTGCAAACGAATATTGATAATATTATTGCAATTATAACCACAGTAATTAGTGACGGTAATTTATCAAATTACCCAGCGTTATACGTTTCTAATAAAGTTGAAGTAAATACAGGAACTACAACAAAAGCACACAATTATGTAAATGGTGGAACGTTAACTTCCAATTACACATCTGAAATTTATCCTGATGGAACTTTTGGTTATATTTTCCCAGTTAAAGATGTTCTTAGTGATGATGTATTTGAAGTAGTAACTGGCAAAACAGTATTACCTCATACATATGAAAGTGGTGGAACAGTTAAAAAGGTTAGTAACTTCCAATCTGAGTTCACTCAAGTAAAAGATTTATCTATTCAATCTGATTATAAGTCTGGATTTAACAATACGATTAATTCTTGTACTGATGTTGCATCAGCAATGAGGTCATGTGTTGGGGTTGTCACCAATATAGTTGGTTTAGGATCAACAGCATTCTCAACAATTGGATTCAATACAACATATCCTGGAAATCGTGGAGAAGGATTTGATCATCTCTCAGGAATTTCTAGTGCTGTTTACGAAAAAGAATCTGGAAAAACAACTCTTAAAGCATTAGGATATACACCTAACGTTGGTGATTTGGTTGAAATTAGAGACCTGTTATTCTCATGTTCCTCTGGTGGATCTATTTCAACAACAAGATTCCCATCTGGATATTTTGGATATGAGTTCTATGTAACTAAGGTACATGGTGATAATTCTTTTGATGTATATACTGGTGTTAGTACTATTCCACACACATATGTTTCTGATGGGTATGTTGTTAATCGTTCAATGAACATTACACAAGCAGATTACACACATACTACAGGAATAGTTACAATTACTTCACCTGGAATTAAGTTAAGATCAGGTGATTTGGTTACTTTGAGAGATATGGAATTTGCATGTTCTAGTGGAGCGGCTACTACAACAATATATCCTTCTGGAAATAACGGTTATGCATTTAGAGTATTAAGTGCAGATAATGAAAATGATACTTTTACGGTAAATGTCGGAACTTCTAGTGTAGATCATACTTATGTTGTTGGCGGAACTGTTACACCACCATATTCTAGAGGGGTTGGTAATATTGTTCAAGGACCTTATACTAGAAACTGTACAAACTTTATTCCAAATTCTATCGGAATGAAAGTTGATGGATTTGAGGCAGAACCTGGTGATTTACCAGATATTGGTGTTACAGGAACGATGAGTGTTGATTCATATACACAGTATAACCAAGGAGGAATTGGAGTTTCTATTACAAATGGAGCATATTCTCAGTTAGTTTCTATATTTACCATTTGTAACGATACAGCAATTTTCACCGCTTCAGGTGGGCAATGTGACTTAACAAACTCAAACTCCTCATTTGGTAGATTGGGATTGGTTGCTGATGGTGTCGGTGATGAAACATCTAAATCAATTTATAGATATACTGGCATTTCTTCTGGAATAGCAGAAGTTGAGCAAGATACTATAACAGTTAGTGGAGTTGGTAGTTATCGTCCTTATGATGGACAAGCATTATATTTTGGAGAGTTGTATTATACAGTTCAAAAAATTGAAGTTACTGATGGTGGTTCTGGATACATAGCACCTCCAATAGTTACAATTTCAGATCCAGAAGGACCAAATGGAATTGTTTGTGAGGGATCACCAAATATTGATGCAAGTGGAAGAGTAATCTCAGTAGATATTATTAGTGCTGGTAGTCAATATTTGACAAATCCAACTGTTACGTTTACTGGTGGTGGAGGAGTCGGTGCAGCTGCAACTACCATAATTTATCCATTATATTATTCTATTGAAAGTGCAACAAAACCTGTTGCAGGAATCTCAACTATTGTTCTAAACCAGAATCTAAATAACACAGTGAGTGCTGGAACAACAGTCTATTTTAGTAGAGTAAGTTTACAAATTACATCATCACACTCTTTTGAATGGGTTGGTGCTGGAAATAATATTTTCTCAGCAAAACCTGGATTGGGTGGAGTTGTTATAACTGAAAATGAAGTTGTAATGAACAATGGTGGTCAAGTTGTTTATACCAGTACGGATCAAGCTGGTAACTTTAAAATTGGTGATCAGTTTACAATTAATCAACTTACTGGAACAATTAGTGGTAGAGCATTCAGTCAAAGTCTGTTAAATACAGTAACACCTTTAATTCTTGCAATAGGATAAATGGCAGTAGTAGCACTTAATAAATTCCGAACAATACGAGTACCAGTAACTACTGATACTGTTGGTATATACACATGCCCAATTGGTGTTGCATCTATTGTAATATTATGTCAAGTCACCAATGTTTCTTCTGGAGCTGCATTGAGTGCATATACAGTTAGTGCATTTCATTCAAGACCAACGGAATCAACTATAAATTTTGCTTTTGCCAATGAATTTTTAGTAGCACCTAATGATGGTGCAAATTTAGTTTCTGATGGAAGATTGGCATTAGAAACATCAGATAGTATTCAAGTCACTGCAAATGAAAATGGTGTTCTTGAAATAATACTTAGTGTACTTGAAACAGCAAAACAGTAATATAAAATATGGACCTTAATTCTAAAAGAGTTAAAAAACTTGCGAGAACGGGAATAACATCCGATAGATATCAATTTCTGGGATTAAATCAAGCAGAACCAGATCTTGGAGATCCTTTAGTTGGAGTTTCTTCGATAGTCAATAAACCCATACCTGCTGGCGATCAGTATATGGTTGCTGCTGTCGATGGTTATGCTGGGGAAAGATATTGGATAAGAGCAACTGAAACACAAGGTGCTGGAATACAAGGTACTCAGGGACTGCAAGGTGCTTTGAGCAATTTTCAAGGTACTCAAGGTACTCAAGGATTGCAAGGTAATCAAGGGACACAAGGTTTACAGGGAAGACAAGGATTACAGGGTCCTTTAGGAAATTTTCAAGGTGTTCAAGGATTACAAGGACTTCAAGGATTACAAGGACTTCAAGGTTTACAAGGACTTCAAGGATTACAGGGTGTTCAAGGATCCCAAGGATTCCAAGGCGTTCAAGGTTTACAAGGACTTCAAGGATTACAGGGTGTTCAAGGATTACAAGGTAATCAAGGAACACAAGGTTTACAAGGAATGCAAGGACTTCAGGGTCCTTTAAGTAATTTTCAAGGAACACAGGGATCCCAAGGATTTCAAGGTGTTCAAGGTTTTCAAGGTATACAGGGATCTCAAGGTCTTCAAGGAATGCAGGGATTCCAGGGAACTCAAGGATTTCAAGGTTTGCAAGGTTTGCAAGGCGTTCAAGGATTACAAGGTTCGCAAGGATTCCAAGGATTACAAGGATTACAAGGAAGAAGTCACCAAGGTGTTCAAGGTTTACAAGGAACGGAAGGATTCCAAGGTGCTCAAGGTATTCAAGGTATTCAAGGGTTGCAAGGAATCCAGGGTGTGCTTGGTAATTTTCAGGGCACTCAAGGGACACAAGGTTTACAGGGAATGCAAGGACTTCAGGGTCCTTTAAGTAATTTTCAAGGTGTTCAAGGATCTCAAGGATTCCAAGGTGTTCAAGGTTTACAAGGACTTCAGGGAATTCAAGGAGGATTATCCCCTCAAGGTTCTCAGGGTGTTCAAGGAACTCAAGGTCCTCAAGGAATACAAGGGTATAGTGGAATTCAGGGACCCCAAGGTACTCAGGGTTTACAAGGAGTTCAAGGTGTACAGGGTGTTCAAGGTAGAGGTATAACTGGTTCAAAAGGTGATCAAGGTACTCAAGGTGTACAGGGTACTCAAGGATTACAAGGCAGGAGAGGTTCACAAGGAATGCAGGGTGTCGAGGGTGAGCAGGGCACTCAGGGAACACAGGGAAGGCAGGGTGTTCAAGGCAGAATAGGTTTAGGTGGTATCAAGGGTGACACTGGTTCACAAGGTGCACAAGGTGTTAAAGGATTAACATCTACAACACCTTATACATTGATGAATTTTGACATTCCAGGAGATTTGGTTGTTAATACTCAAACTGTTAGTAATAATTTAGTTGATGGTGTATCTTTTACCACTGTAGGTAATATAAGTGGCATGAGTAACACATCTAATGTTACATCTGGAGCATCAATTGCATTATTTTCAGGGACAACTGGAGAAAGATGGGTAAGAACAAGTAGAAAAGTTTATTTTGCCACCATATCTAAGATATTTTTCTATGTCAATCAAGGTGGAAGTGGATGGGGTGAACAACCAGATTCTGGTGAAGGTTTATCACTCCAATATTCGTTCAACGGCACTAACTGGACTAACATTTTTACAATTCAACCATCAGATATAACAAGAAATACGTGGGTTCTTCAAGAAGTAGATGTACCAACTGCAATACAAAATTATGAAGGTGCATATGTTAGATTCAAACAAGACAATAGTAGTGGAACTGCCTTTGATAACTGGGCTATAAGTGCATTAGCAATACAAATCACTTCTCCAAATACTGGTGGTATAGGTGGTGGAGGTGGTGGATCGGGAACTCTTATACTCGATGCAACAAATACCTCTAATGTTATGAGAGGCACTGTATATCAAAGATCATTAACTGATGCATTTTCTGATTTTGGAAATGTTTCATCAACACCATTACCTTGGATACAATCCAATGATTACGTTTTTCAATTTGGTACGTCTGGAGGTAGTATTGGTTCTACTGAAACGAGAACTATCACTACTAGAAATAAAATATTTTTAGCATCTTCAGAATTGGTTGAATTCTGGTCTCTTCCTGGTGGAGTAGGAGGTTGGGGTGAACAACCAGATGATTTGGAAGAAGTAATACTGGAATATTCTTATAATGGCACTACGGGTTGGAATGAGATTGGGGAGAGGGGTAGGTTTAATAGCTCTTCCCAAAATGGTCTTAGATGGATAAGAAATGTATTTAAAGTTCCCGATGGTGCTAAAAACTCTGGTGGAGTTTTCATAAGACTAAAGCAATCATCTAGTGGTGCTAACATCGACCACTACCTGGTGAGTTCAGTTTACATAAGATCTTATTCTTCCAATACTAATAGTTCCTTTGCCGCTTTAGATTTTTCAAATTATGCTAGTGCTTATTTTCATAACGCATGGCCAACTACTATTGCCCAATATAACACAATAGGTGCAGTGAATTTACCAACATCATCAACTGATGGTTTGATAAATCAATACACTCCAATATGTGTTTTTGATGAAGGTTCCCCTAATATTAGTGCAGATAGAAAAGTTATTACACCAAATAGAATATACTTAAAAAATTCCAATACATTTTCATTCCATGTATGTAGAAATTGGTATGAAGGTCCAGATAATGGTGAAGAATTATTCCTTTATTATTCCCTTGATGGTGTAGGTTGGACTCAATTCCACAAAGTATTACGAGTTACAAGTGGAGCTGGAACTAATGAATCTGCTACTGCTTCAAATGCTTGGACAGAAGTACAAGCAGAAATTCCAGAAAATGCTAAAGTTGCTAGTGGTGTTTACATTAAAGTTGAACAAGTACAGTTCTCATCAAGTGGTGGAGATGAGTGGGCCATAACATCGATTTTAACTGATGTTGGTGGTAGTGGTGGATCTAGTAGTGGAGCAGGGGAACTTAATATTGAGAATTTACCTACTACTAGTATTGATACTAATGACTATTCTATTGGTTTTACCAGTGTTACCTCTGGTATAACTACTATTCTTACAACTCATTCTACTAAATTATTTTACAAACCATCTACAGGAAATTTATCCTCACAATCCTTTACATCATTATCAGATGTAAGAGCAAAAATTAATATTGAAAATATTAATGATCCTATAGGAATAACGCAACAATTAAAAGGAGTTGCATTTAACTGGAAAGAAAGTAAAAAACCATCTCTTGGATTAATAGCACAAGATGTTGAAAAAGTTTTACCCCAAATTATTGAAACTAATTCTGATGGGTCCAAAACAGTTAACTATGATGCTATTATACCGATTTTAATTGAATCTATAAAAAATCATGAGATTAGAATAGAAAAATTAGAAGAAAATAGTTAATATGAATAATGATATCTTAAAAATACCTCACATTGAGGACGATGAAGATTTTTTAAATTATAAAAATACTTTAGAAAAAGAACCTGAAGGTGATGTTAAAAAAAGGTATTGTATTGGATGTTATACACCAGAAGATTGGCAATATATTCATGAAGAATTGATGAGAGATGGAAGTTTAGATGATAATATTCCATCAGATTGTTGTGATTGTGTTGATCAAAAACTCCACAGTGAAACAAGAGCTATTTACTTATTAACTGATTCGGAAGCTATAGCACTAAAAGAACATCCTAGAGTAAAATATGTCAATGTTGATACGCAGTTTTATAGAGGAACATATTTGGTAAATCCCAAAAATGTGGAATTTTCTTACAGATGGAATCACGGTGCAAAGCATTATAGAGGAGATACTACTTGGTTGTATGGTCAATTGTCATCTAGAACTAATATAGGTGAGGACACTGGAAGAACTGGATATCAATTGTACAGGATGTCTCAGAAAGAGGATCCTTGGATAAATGAATCTAAGGGTATTACATTTGCCACGGCATCAAATTTTGGTAATATATCAAATTATTCTACAAATTCACATCAAAACAACCAAATAAACGAAAATAATGGAACTGGTAGAGACGTTGATCTCGTAGTTGGTGATAATCAATGTTGGTTTGGTCATGCAGAATTCCAAGACTTTCGTACATTTCAATCGACACCAGTACCTCAAGGTTATTGGCCATATGGACCATATGATTGGGATGGTGGTAATGTCTTAAACAGTAATTTTTCTGCAAGTGCTAGTAATGGATCATGTCAATTATTAGACTTAGTTTTGGAAGCACCATATTATCTAGATCCAACTTATTTTGAAGCTGATCCTAATAATAGATTAGAGACTAGATGGGATGGAACTACTGTACCCGTAGAACAAGTCGCAAAATCGTGGTGGGGAAATGTTAACAGTAGAAGTAGTACTACAATTTTAGGGGGAGCAGTTATTTCAATTCCATCCTCATATACGAGAGCTAATTGTAATGGTACATTTCAAAATAGAAATGTACCCCAAATTCCTAGTAGTGCATCTCATGGCACATCTTGTGCATCACAAGCATATGGTAAATGGCATGGATGGGCATATAATGCAAATAAGTGGTATGTAGATGTGTATAGTACCTATGGTCTTGGATTTGAAAATTATTTTGATATGTTGAAATTATTTCATTTATATAAACCAAATAGAACATCTGATGATTCAAAAAATCCAACCGTTTCCAGCAATAGTTGGGGTTTTAGACTTCCATTATCAGCACTGCTTACTGGTTATTATTATTTTAGATCGGGAACTTTGGGTGGTGGAGGACAACAATATGATATTGATGATGGATCAGGAAGTGTAGATTGGGGAGCAAGTCCCAGATTTCTAACCCATTTCACAGAACCAAATACTCTTTTTCAATGTGAAATGGTAGATAATTCTGAATCTCAAGCAGGTGAAGAACTTATTGATTCTGGAGTAATCTTTGTACATGCTTCAGGGAATGAAAATCAAAAAATGGTGAAATCAGAACACCCAGATTATAATAATTACATCTACCCAACTGCAAATCAAACATTGGCTCAATCTATTGCACAATATGGGGGGCGTAATTATACTCTTACTGTTAATAGAAAAGGGTTTCCTGGACAGATAGGAAAAGTGAACAATAATGATGGTAGTGTTACTTACAGAACAATTTGTATTGGAGCTTTAGATTCTAACTATGATAATGAAGGTAGAGAAAGAAAAGTATACTATAGTAATATGGGAAATGCGGTAGACGCATATGCACCAGGTGAATTAACTATTGCAGCAACAGCACAGGATGGTGCTATTAGTGGTTATTCTTTTTTATATGAAAGGCATCCTGGTACAGCTTATTCTTATGATGGGAATAATCTTTCTGAAATTTCATATGATAATTCATTTACTGGTAGTAGTTCAGCATGTCCACTAGCAGCTGGTTTAATTGCAACTGTACTGGAACAAAATAGAGGATGGAATTATTCAAGTGTTCTTTTGTATATTTCAAATAATGTTGGAACACAATCATCTATTCAGTTTTACAGTGGTTCTGAGTCTACACAATATGATGATCAAAATTTTACCGATCTTCATTCTATAGAGGGTGGTTCACCAACAATACTCTGGAACGCTCCACTTGCAGGTTCAGTACCTGATGCACAAAATTATTACTCGGATGAAGGAGAATTAACAGATCACTTTATTACTGAAAAATGGTTTATAGATCAATATATTGGTGATAGATTAGTTACTACTGGTGATAATGCTTTGGGGCAATTAGGTAATGGATCATCTACAACTGATTTTGGATCATTTTATTATCATTATGATGTTAATACTCAAGCAAAGGATAGTTGGAAAGATGTTAAATGTGGAGGATATCACACACTAGCAGTAACTAGAGAAGGAGTTTTGTATAGTTGGGGAGCAGACAGTGATGGGCAGTTGGGTGATGGTAATGCTGGTGGTGCTATTACTGTACCAAACTCAACAGCTTTAGGTACTCAATTTACTCGTATAAAAATTATATCTGCTGGATTACAACATTCTGCATTGATATCTACACAAAAGATTTTATATACTTGGGGTGCTAATGGGGCTGGACAATTAGGTAATGGAAGTAATACTTCTACATCCACACCAACACCTGTTAATTTTGATGTTGATTGGGTTCAAGTTTCTGGGAAAGGATTTCATACTATGGCAATTAAAGATAATGGCACTCTTTGGGCTACTGGGAACAATACTTATGGGCAACTTGGATTGGGTGATACTTCAGATAGAAACACCTTTACTCAAGTTGGAACTGATGAAGATTGGTTAACAGTATCAGCAGGAAGAAATCATACATTAGCACTTAAAAAGGATGGAACATTGTGGGCATGGGGTGGAAATTATCTTACTAATGGTAATGTTTCTGGTAGAGAAGGAATATTGGGTATTGGTAACGATGTGCAACAATATTATGATACACCGCAGCAAGTGGGAACTAATAACCATTGGAAGTCAATTTCTGCTGGTGGATATCATAGTGCTGCAATTAAAGATGATGGATCTTTATATCTGTGGGGAAGAAATGATGATGGGCAATTAGGTTTAAATAATCAAAATTCTAGAAGTTCTCCAACATTAGTTTCTAATACATTCGTTTCTGGAAATTATGAACTTGATATTGGGCAATGGAAAGGTGTTTCTTGTGGTGAGACACATACTGCAGCAGTAAAATTTAACGGATCTGCTTGGTCGTGGGGTGATAATTCAAATAGACAATTGGGGCAAAAATCGACAATAAATACCAATAGGATTGAGTTTCCACATTTAATGGAACCTAATGCTGGTAATTCATTTAGACATAAAGCAAGTGTAAAAATGATTTCTGCTGGATTTAGACATACCGCCTTTGTTACCTCTGGGTCTGCACCAGAATATTACGTTACTTACGGATAAAAAAATGTATGCCTTAGTAAACGGATCCTTCATATTATTAGGACCTATTGGATTCAACTATCGTTTAATAAATTCAACTATAAAGGATGATCTAAATTTAGATTATAATGTAGGACCATTAGATTATATGAATGTTCCTATTAATTTTAATGATCAATTAAAAATTTTACCAGTCGTTAATAATATCCCACATCATAATAGAAAAACAGAATATCCAAATATGATTAGGTGGGAGATTGGAGAAGATCGATTAACATATTTTTATGAAATACTTCCAATACCTTTAGAAAAACTTAAGCAACGATATAAAGAAAAAATAACTAACGATAGATGGCATAAAGAAAATAATGGAAATATTACAGTAACAATTAATGATATTGAAATAACAGTTTCAACTATGAGGGAAAATAGATCTCAATTAGCATCAAAGATTCGTGCTATGAGTACAGATGTTAGAAGAAGATTTAAGTTTCAAAATACATGGATAGAATTAAATTCTACTGAAATGCAGACTATTATAGATGAAATAGATGATTATGTACAAGAGCAATTTGATTGGGAATATACAAAGCATAACGAAATAGATGCTTGTGGTGATTGTGAGGCATTATTATCAATGCCAGAATTTGATGTATCATATACAAACACTGGTGATAGTGCTGCTGTCGAATCTTCTACTACAACTAGTTAAATTATGCCTATATCAACTTCAATTCCCACAAATTTTCACATAAGAGAGTCTGATTTAGGAAGTATTTTGGTTAGTAGAGATTATCTCACAACCACATATCGAAGTTTGATTGATGATAGAACAAGATCAGATGCATACTGGTGGGGTGCAAATTTTTCAATTACTAGCCTAATACCAAAAAACAGTACTACTTACGATTTAGTGAGACTTAATTATCTTCAAAATGAATCTGCTGGATGGAATGATCCACCAACTTATGGCAGTGCTTTTTATAGAAAAGAAATTGTAGATATTAGAAATAATCCAACTTACCAGAATAATAGTAATTATGCTTTTCGGAATACATCTTTTTTAGCAAGTGATGGTACTTTATGGATGTCTGGACAGAATGGTTCTGGTGAACTTGGACAACCATATGCATCAAACACATACCGCCAGACTTTTGATGAAGGCGCACCTTACCAAGTTACAACCAGTACTGATTGGATACATTGTGCACCTGGTACAAACTTTGTAGCAGCAATTAAAAGAGATGGTAGTCTATGGGCATGGGGACGAAATGTATATGGTCTTGCTGGTACTGGTGCAGATACCAACAACCCTGATATTACCGATTGGGGACGGACTTTTGTGCCTCCAACGGATATTACATCAATGGTCACTTCTGGATCTATACTCAATACAAAATGGAGATATGTTTCTGTTGGATTTAATTTTGCCATGTATATAGATCAAGAAGGTTATTTGTACGGTTCAGGAAGAAATAATTATGGTCAACTTGGTAATTTTAGTACTCAAGATTCTGGTGGATATATGAAAAGAGTTTATGGTAATCCAAATATATCAGCATTTGAAGATAAATGGAGATATGTTCAATGTGGTACAAATGAATGGATTGGAATAAAGGAAGATGGTAGATTATATGGATGTGGAAATATGTTCAATAGTACTTATCCAATAGAATTAAGACAAACATGGGGTGATTTTGGGAGAAGATACATTCATTGTGATATTTCTTCTTCACATTGGGCTGCCATAAGAAATGATGGAACTCTATGGACTGGTGGTTTCTGGAGAAATGATGATTATCAAGATTCCATGTTTGGTCAACCTTTAGATTTTAATTTTATTTCTTCAGGTCTTATATTAAATAATCGAATAGGACCAGCACCTATAAATTCGGGATCTACTGCTGGAGGTATTTTACAGGTTTCAGGTGGACCTTATAGATTTGTTTCATGTGGAATATACTTTACTATACTTATAGGTGCAGATGGACGTTTGTATGGTTATGGCAACAACCAAGATCGTCAACTTGAATATACTTCTTATAGTTGGAGATTTCAGCCAACTTTATTAAACTATAATGTAGAGACACAATATTCTAATTGGAAACAAGTAAGAGCACAAGATTATGGATGTATAGGAATAAAATCTACACAATATATTTAAAATGGCAACTAATTATAATATAGGGTTTCCTTTTAATAACAAATATGGACAGATAAATCTTGTTACTGGATTTAGTACCACTAATCCATTTATGGTTACACGAATGGATGATGTATTTGTACCAAAAGAATTTTTTACTACTGGTGTTATAGAATCTTGGGGAAAAAATGATAATGGTGAACTTGGTGATGCAAATTCTCCAAATTCAAAAACATCACCAGAACCAACTTTTTACAATTTTGGTGATTTTAGAAAAGTTGATAGTGGAGATGGTTTCGCTGCTGGTTTAACGATGAGTGGTGATTTATATGTTTGGGGTGATGGGAAAGCTGGTATTTTTGGTGATGGGCAGATCAATTCATATGATTATCCGCGTCTAGTTAGTGGTCATAAATGGTATGACTTTGCATGTGGACATGAACATATGGTTGGTCTTAAACAGGATGGATCTTTATATATGTGGGGAAAGACGAGTTCTGGTGCTACTCCGATTACATATCCAACTCTTTTGCAAAGCAGTTTCTGGAATAATCTCCCAGATGAATATGTTGCTAGAAAAGTTTGGGCTGGGTGGTATAACATTTTCATCTTAGCCATAGGATCAACCCAATCTGATGAAGATAATGATGAGGAGATTGATATTGATGGTAGAGTTTATAGTTTGCATATGAATTATGGTACTACTAACCATATTATTGGTAGAGATGGTGCTGGTAGTTTCAATTCAACGTTTTTTGACATTGATGCATCTGGTTCTGGTTCCAACTATATCGCTCTAGATCGTCCCAGATATCCAAGAGATTTATCAACTGGACCTACTTCTACAGGAATTATTGCTGGGAATGGTACAATGTATTGGATGGGTGATAATAGATCGGACGACGGTCTTGGAGATGCCTTTACACCAGATCCTGTCAACAGTCCAGCAGATTTTTATCCAGCACTGAGAATAAGTACGGGTGGTTCTTCTAATACTGAGGATGATTGGAAACGTTGTTCTGCAGGACGTTATTTTCAGGGAGCAATAAAAGATAATGGAACATTATGGATGTGGGGACAAAATACATATGGTCAACTTGGTTTAGGAAATACTCTAAAATATAATAGACCTCAAAAAGTTGGTAACGAATCAAATTGGAGATATATTTCTTGTGGTGAGCACAGTACTCTAGCAATAAAAACTGATGGTACTTTATGGGCGTGGGGAAGAAATGACGGAAATTATTTGGGTATAAGTGGACAGAATCCACCAACATCTGTTGATACTCCACAACAAATAGGAACTAGAACTGATTGGGGTGCCATATCTACTCCACCAGTGGGTCAATCATATTATGCTTTATCATATGATAAGATCATATATCATTAATACATATTATATAAAGTAAAATAAAAATGGCAGAAGAAGATTTTCACATTAGAAGAGTTATTTCTAATCTTTCAGAATCATTGAAAGAGGTAGAATCGCGTGGTGATGATCCAGAACCTAGTACACCAGCAAAAATAGAGTACTTAGTTACTCAAAATCCAGACGGTAGTTGGACAAGAGAGAAAAGAGTCTACGAGATTTTTGAAACTCCTTTACAGATAAAAAATAAGGAGTTAGAAAGAAGTAAAGAATTAACTAATAATTATAGAGAAATTGCTAAAGCATACGATAAAATTATAAATGATTATAATACACAAATAAATCAGAAAAAGCAAGAAATACTGTCAATTTTTAATAATGCAGTTAGTGAAGGATGTACAATAGAAGATTATTCAACAGATTCTTCACCACTAATTATTGAAGGGGCTTCAGTTGGATTGGGATCTACAATTTATAATGACAAACTTACCATTTCCAGATATTTAAATATAGAAAATTTTGGTATAGATAATTTATTTGAATCAACATCAGAAGAATTGGAAGAAAATTTATTTGGGTATGGGTATGAAACAGAATCTCAACAAAATAGTGGATCTTCAATTGGAAATTTTACAAATTTAACATCTCCATCTGTTGGAGATTGTGTTGGATATGCAAATTCTATAATCACATTATCTTCGGAAATTCAATCTTTAAGATTACAAAGAGATACTCAAATATCAGCAGTAAATACTGTTAAAAATTCTTTGAATGAACAACAATTTGAGGAATGGACTACTAATACAATTAATGATACATCTCAAGAAATCAATGACTTAAAAACTACTATCAGTAATTTTAATAATATTACTGAAAATATTACTTTAGATAATTTATTTTTCTATGTTGACGCATCTAGAAAATACTCAATAAATGTTTCTCTAGACACTAAAACTGGAATTAATAGCATAGTTGGGGTTGAAAATTTAGGATCTGACGGAACTAATCTTATAATTTCAGATATCAATCCAACGTTTGATGACACAGAAGAAAGGGGAAGTTTATGGTTTAATCAATATAATTATAACACTAAATTTTTAGAATCTAGGAAAAATTATGTTGGCAACGATTCTAAAATTGCTATAGGTGATACTTCTTTTAGCATGGAATCTTGGATATATCTAACTGCAGATACTGGATTAACTTCAGATATTAATGGTGGAGGTGCAAGTATTGTGGGCGTTGCCTCTACTGCTGGTTATGGAATGCAAATTTACAAATCTGGTGATGATGTAAAAGTTAATTTTGGATCTAGAGGAGATGATAGTTTAGATAGCTCAAAAATTAATTTAAATACTTGGTATCATATTGTTTCCGTCAAAGAACAAGGAAAAGGATCATCAATTTACATAAATGGAAGTTTAGATACTAGTGATAGAAATGCCACTTTAAATATAATTGATACAGATGAACCTTTACGTATTGGATTTTCTTCCTCTACATATATTCAAAATGTATTTCCAGGAAAAATATCTCTCGTCAGATTGTATTCAAAGGCACTTACCAAAAATGAAGTTGAGAAGAATTTCAACGCCAACAAAGAGAAGTATGGGTACACTTGATCAACTGGCACAATTGACACTCATATCAAGATGCTCTATAATACGTGGGTAATCAAGGGAACCCCCCCATCATGAACAACACTGCTGAGTACGTTGAAGGTATTGTGATTGACATTTGCTCTCGTTCATTCCTTCTTTTGAGTGATCAGGGGGATGAAAAATTTGTTGAATGTGAAACTGTTGATCAGTTTATGAATGTTCTTGAAGTTGTTACTGCCAATCTTGATGAGGATCAAATTGAATATGCAGAGCTTGCAACTACCTGATAAATAATGCAACTATGAAATTTTTTACAGTGCAAGAATGGGAAGAAAACTTTGATGAATTATTTGAAAGAGTTGAAAATGGAGAAACGATAGGTATAGTCAATCAAAAGGGTGATAAAGCTGTGATGATGCCTGCTAATGACGATTTATTGAAGATGTACATCGAAGACAACCACGAAGCACCTTGACAAATCACGACTCTTACCTTATAATTACTACAGCGAGGACTTGAGACGTTCCAACCAAAGGTGCCCAGCGGTTCGGATATACCGAAACCCTGTAGTTGGGAAATAACTCCCTTTGGATATTCGGGGTGGTTC